GAAGAACCATATACACTTTCTTCCTATAAGGATTTGACGATTTCGTCACTTAGAAACTTGAGTGAATTTGAGGTGCTACTCTTGAGATTATCCAGAGCTGGAACGGCTATCGTTATTGATAAGGAATATGATGACAGTTATATTCAACCGGAAAAAGAACCGGAAGCGGATTTTCACTAAGAAAGCGGGGATATTGAATGTCGAGAATAGGAATCGGAAACAACATCACACAGCCGGATGCACGGTGTATGTCGTGCAAGCGTTGGAAGAGTGCAAGTAAAGGGTTCTGGGGAAGAGCCGGACATTGTTCTCTTCCGTATTGCGAGAAAGACGCGAGGAATAAAGGAAAGAGAGGGTTTAGAAGATGAAACAGCAGATTACCGAGGAAATGAAAATCCAGAATGAATGGTACAAAGAAGCGAAAAAAACAGACTGTGGAAACACTTCCGGAATTTGTAAGGCATTTAACAGAAGACTATTCGCATGATTATGGAACTATTTGCCACGCAGTTGCGGCAGCAGGAATAGCAGCCATGTACGCGGTTGACAATTCTCCGACAGGTGGAATTACCGGATTTCAAGCCGGATGTATTATGTGGCAGGTTATTAGAGAATGGAATTTTCAGAACAATAAGACAGGGTTGAAAATTCTTGATTATGACAATCTTCTTTATCCGCAGTATAAAGCTTCTTTTGTATCTATAAGTAGTAAAATTTGGGAATCTGTCAAGAAAGAAGCTCAAAACAAAATTAACCAGAATAACGATAAAGTGGAAAAATGGAAGGTTGCTCATGATAAATGGGCTATTGATATGGAGAAGTTTAAAGTAGACGTTGTGGAATGGCAGAAACAGCATCCGGAATATCCAACATATGAGGACAATCCAAAATTCTATGAGCATCTTTGCTTTGGAACCGAGAAAGAATGGGATGAAGAAACCAAGAAACAGGAGAGCGGATTTATGTTTGCTCCAACGGAACCATGCAATCCAAGTGCTAATCCAAATGTTATTGCACATTGGAAATCTATTGTTAATGGAAATGTTCCATTTGGTTTGAAAATTGAGGAGGAATGATAAATGCAGTATATCAAAGCGAAATTTCCAAACAGCACAAGAAGCTACGTGTATCGCACCAAGGATTCCGTGAAAGCTGGCGACACGGTTGTAAATGCCAAGGGTGCAAAGCTGACCGTTACGGATGAATCAGTGGATATGAAGTGGGTGGATACCTACGGCGCTGATAAGGTGGCGGTTGTGAAGAAGTGTGAAGAAAGCGAGGAATGTGCATGAAGCTGATTAGTAATGCAAAGTTTGGGGAACCGGTGGAAAGTGGAACGGTTTTCAGAACTCAAGGCCACGGAATCGACATTTGCATACATAAAATTTGCGGTTGCGGAGATACGTGGTATCTTAATTGCAACGAATTGGGAATTGATAATCTACAGCTCAAAAGCGAAAATCTTTTCCGATGCGTGGATGAAGCAAAGGAAATTCTCAAGAAACAATTAGAACTTTTAAATGAGCGGTTCAATAATTTTTATGAAGATAACGATGTTAAGATTTTAAGATATTAAGAAAGTGAGGAATAGATATGATTAAATCAGATTTTGGAACAATAGAAGTAGACGGAAGAAAGCCGGTTATCATGGCTGAATTTGAAACTCTTTTGGTAGTATTAAGGAGAGTTCTTGGAGAGGAGAAATACAACCTTGTTTTACAGAGAGTAAGTGAAGAGGAGCTGTCCGAGGATGGTAAAGAAATATTAAGAAAAGGGCAAAAAGACGCGTGGCAGAAGCTCTTCAAGCTTTTTTAAGTGGAATGGAGGATAAATAATTATGGCAGAAAATACGGCAGTATCTACGCAGGGAAAACAGGAAATGAATACACAACTTTCCTATTATACGAACCAGTACATAGGGCTTATGGAACGTGACTTTGCAGAGCATGGGCTTGTGCTTAATGATTATTCTAAGCAGTGCGTCATGGCATCTATGAGCGCTATTTACAACCTTGTTACATCTAGCAAAGCCGCTATGAGTAACTTGAATGGATCTAATTTGAGACAGGTTATCGGACAGGTATCAAGCCTTCAACTTAATGCCAATGCAGTGCCGAGGGAGTGCTACTTCCAGTTGAGAAGCAGACAGGATGCAAATGGAAATTGGTACAAGGAAGTAGAAATGGGGATCGAAGGAGACGGAAATGATGCACTTCTTCGAAACTTTGGTGTTGATGTTAAAAAGGTATATCCGGTATGGCTTGTGAAAGAAGGTGACGATTTTACATATCCAAAGCATAAAGGAATTGAAGTTACACCGCCGGAATGGGAAGAAAAAGGACTTTCGCAGAAAGTTATCCGTGTTGTCTACCCGGTGGAAATGAAAGATGGGAAAGTTGAATATATGATAGCAGAGCGTGAAAGCGTAAAAGGAAACCTTTTTGCTCATGTTCGCAATAATCTTCTGAATGAGACTTTCGGACTTGTAAAAGGCGGCAAAAAGACACGCTATGATGCAACGGAAACAGAAAAGAAAGCTATCGCAGAAAAGAAAAATGAAATTTTGAAAGAGCTTTTAGCTTGCAAAACTGTTGAAGATATGCTTTCCTGCGAAGTTGCAAGACCATACATGAGTGCCGCATGGCTTGATACATCTGAATCCATGATCGTTCGAAAGATGCGCAATAATGCAATCAAGAAGCATCCAAAAGACCTTAATGCTATTGCAAAACAGTCTCTTATGCAGATAGATGAAACTTATCAGCAGACACAGGAAGAAATTTCCGAAAACGCCAATTCAGAGCCGTTTGTTGTAGCAGAATCCGAAGCGACTGACGGTGCAGCAGCCGAGCCTGAGAAAGTCGTTGAGAATGACGAGAATGTACCGGACTTTATGAAAGATTAGGGAGGTTGCCATGAGAGTTATATCACAGGACGGAGCACTTGATATTCCGTATGAGCAAGTAGTTATTCAGAGGTTTAATGGAGAAATCTATTTTTTGAACAAGAACCTTACAGGGATAGATGATCTTGTCAGTGACATTGTTATTGCTAAATACTCCACCGAAGAAAAAGCAAAGAAAGCCATGGAAGAATTGAGATATACCTATATGTGTCACAGCCTTGTAAAGATGGGGCAGACACCGCCAGATGGAATTGACGAAAATATTGACGAAAAACTCACTATGGGTTTGAGCGGAGTATTTCACTTTCCGGCAGAGGAAGAATTGGAGTAGGGTATGGATAATTTAACAAGATACACCGCAGACGATGAAGTACCGAATTGTGGACGATGTGAACACATCAATGATTCTAATGAATGGTGTATGCAAAATTGCGGCGGAGCAAATGGCTGGAGCGGCTATTTGAGATATGGAGAAAGCGAGGTGACAAAAGATTGAAACTTAGAGTTTTGGGTTCAAGCAGTTCCGGAAACTCATACGCCTTGATTTCAGACAGTGGCGAAATCCTTGCCATTGAAGCCGGATGCAAATTTCTTGATTTTAAGAAAATGATTGATTGGAAAATAGCAAATGTTTCCGGATGCATTGTGAGCCACGAACATGGAGACCATGCACGATACATAAAAGATTTCATGAAATCCGGCATTCCGGTTTATACGGCATTTGAAACACAGACCGCACTTGAAACCATTACAGGAGAGCGTACAATAGCCATTCCGCCACGCAGAGAGCGTCAAATCGGTAGTTTTACGGTAACACCATTCAATGTACCGCATGATACGGAAATCGAGTGCTACGGTTATTTAATCGAGCATGAGGAAATGGGTAAACTGTTATTCTTGACCGACTTGGAATATTGCAAGTACAACTTTTCCGGCATAAAGGTTGAGCATATCATGGTTGAAGCCAATTATAGCATGGACTTGGTAGACCGGAATGAGCCTAACTACGAACACAGATTAAGAGGCCATATGAGCCTTGATACGGCACTTAAATTTATTCAGACAAACGACAACCCAGCTTTACGAAATGTCGTTTTAATACACTTATCGGACACAAGCGGAGATCCCGCGTTATTCCTAAAACTAACGAAAGAAACAATTGAATATGGAGCAAATGTTTATGTTGCAGAAAAAGGACTAGAGGTTGATATGAACCTTTGTCCGTTTTGAAAGGAGAAAAGATGAAATTATACATTTACAGATTTTGGGGCGATGAATTTTCTTGTAGCGAAGTAGACGTAGAAGAAAAGCCAAAAACGTATATCATCACCAAAGAATGCGAATTTGGATATAAAGGACAGAGAATCCGCAAGGACGAAATTGGTGCGTTAAGCGGTTACAACAGGGATACGGTCATTCTGACGGAGAAAGACAAGAAAAAAGCTGTTGAAATGCTTATTAACAGGCAGGGCACTATTGTTGAGAGTTGCCGAGTGCGTCTTGAATATGAAGAGAAAAAACTTGAGACCATCAAAGCGGAACTTGAAAAAGAATAATTAGGTTGAAACACCTTGGCAAGAGCCTAAAAGAAACTATCTTGTTTGGCGAATAATAGTTATCACAAGCTTATTGAAAGCCATGTTTTGGCGGTGCGTTTACCGTGCCGCCCTTACAAAAGATTGGAGGTAAAAATTGAAATTATGTGAATACTGTATGGCTGAATTTGAGCCGAAGCGACCAGATCAAAAATACTGCAGACCCAAATGTGCAAAAAGATACGCACAGTTTAAGAATTTTAAAAAGGCTGGAAGAATTGTGTATAAAAGAATATGCCCGAAATGTGGCAGACTGTTTATGACGATAGATGAACGCAAAGTTGATTGCCAAGACTGCATCGGCATTGACATTAAAGAACGATTGAGAAAACCAAAGGAAAAGGACGATGCAATCAAGGCTGTGAATCACATGGCACGAGCTTCCGGTATGAGTTACGGAAAGTTCGTGGCTCAAATGAGCATGAAGCCATTGGAGAGGAAGTGATTGGGGTGGATTATAAGAAATTTAGACAGGCAAAAGCCATCGAAGCCAAAAATAAACAGAAGTGGCTTGCGTTGAATCCGAAACTGAATGATGAAAGCGGAATATACTTCTTACTTCGTGAGGATGAAAATGGTTTCCGGTATGCGTATATCGGGCAGGCACTGCATATAATCAGCAGATTGTGTAGCCACCTTACAGGCTATGAACAACACATAGACCTTAGTTTACGGAAGCATAAGTTGTACAACGAGAGCGACAATCCTTATGGTTGGCGAGTTGAATTTCTGAATTTCTCAGAGAGCCAGCTTGATAAAAAGGAGAAATATTACATCAAGTTATATGCAGATAAAGGCTATCAATTGCGTAATGTCAGTTTGGGCGGTCAAGGAGAAAATCGCGCAAGTGGTTCAATCGGAGAAAGAAAAGTGGTCAAAGGTTATATGCGGGGCGTGCAGCAAGGCAAAAAGACTCTTGCTAAGGAATTATCGCATATTGCTGAAAAGCACCTTGAAATCCGATTGAAGCCGGAGAAACAGGGTAACAAAGTTTCTGAAAAGCAGTATGAGAAGTTTATGGCTTTGATTTCTGAAAATACATATGAGGAGAGTGACAAGGAATGACCATTGGAAATCAAGCTTGCATTGGTCAAATGAGTTTGTTTGATTTGTTCCCCGTGGATAAGAATGAAAAGTTTAATCCTGTTTCCGAATATGCCATGAAAGGGAGTTTATCTGTGGATGGGAAAAAGCGAATTTTTATGTATTTTTCAGAGAATAAGAACCAATCAGACAGAATTAAGTTTTTGAAAGAGGAATATGGTGTCGGTGGCTTTGGATTTATGACAGATAAACAATGTATTGTTCACGATGCCATGCATGATGCAAAGTCGCATGAAATTCAATACAACGATGAAAATGGCACTAATCATAAGATGATTATTTCGTACGCGCAATTAGAACGCGAAATTGACCGCTTAATTACAGAAGATAAATATTTGGCAAAGGAGAGTGATTGAATGGCAGAGAATAAGCGATATTACTGGCTTAAGCTCAAAGAAGATTTTTTTAGTGATGATGCCATTGAATGGTTGGAAGAACAGGGAAAGGAATATTGTTTGTTCTACTTGAAACTATGTCTTAAATCCATTCGGACTAACGGTATTCTGATTCGAAATGTCGGTAAGATGTTGATTCCTTATGATGTTGAAAAGCTGGCGGAAATAACAAAAACGAATACTGACACAGTCATAGTTGCTATGGAATTGCTGAAAAAAATCAGCTTGGTAGAGATTCTGGACAATGGGGCACTGTATCTGTCTCAACTTGAAACTATGGTGGGTTCGGAGTCCGGAAGTGCCGCAAGAATGCGGAAAATGAGAGCCAAAAACAAAGATTTGTCACTTTGTGACAAAAATGTTACGACAGAGAAAGAGATAGAGAAAGAAAAAGAGTTAGATAAAGATAAAGAGATAGAGAAAGAAAATTCACTGTTGCCCGATTCTAAAGAGCCATTCAATTTTGAAGACGCTTGGGAAAAGACTTTTGATGTATACCCCAAGAAAACCTCGTATAATGCTTCTAAAACAGCTTGGATGGATAAGGTGCTAGAAGTTATCGAAGAGAACCAACCGGACATTGCACGGCTGTTATACAAAGCCACAGAGGCATATTTGAGTGACTATCAAGAAAAGAATCCAGACGATAAGGATTTTCGGTACATTCCAAAATATGTTGATTGGCTGAAAAATGATTGCGACTATTGGTTGCAGATTGTAGAGAAACGAGGTGGTTGCAGTTGACAGAAGCGGAGTTCGGAGTGATCGGGTGCGTACTGATTGACAATGATGTGCTAAATAGCATCTGGCGAACACTGAAACCGGAAATGTTTAGTTCGGATTTCGCACAGGACACATACAAGGAAATGCTTGCCATGTATGACCGGAATGAAAGCATTGACCCCATGTCTTTATCAATGGCACTTGAGAACCACAAATACACACAGGAACAGATTAGCGAATTGATGAAATACTGTATTACCGGAACAATCACTTCAACCATGGTTAAAAGTTATGCCGATGCGGTTGCGAAAGAATACAAAGCAAGAACGGTTCGTGACATGTATCAGAAATCCAGTTTAAAACCATGTGACATTGATGATACAATCAGCGATCTTCTTACAAGACTTGAACATTTGCAAGAGGGGAAAGAAGTAAAGTTAAAACCAATGAAGCAGATTTCAGTTGAGAATAAAGACAAATATTTCAACGAAAGTGTTGGAGAGGGCGGTATAAAAATCGGGTTATCACAGCTTGATGATGCGCTTGGAGATCTTGAACGCGGTGATGTAACAGTAATTGCTGCAAGACCGGCAGTCGGAAAATCCGCACTCACAACGCAGATTATCGGGAATATGGCAAAAAAAGGACTTAAAGTTGCATATTTCAATTTGGAGATGATTGACAAACAGGTGTATGAGCGATTTATTTCAAGACTTACGGGAATCGGCTTAACGAGAATCAGAAGGGCAAAAGCGTTTCTTGGTGATGAACAGGAAAAATTTAACCAAGCAAATGAAGAAATGAGTGATTATCAATTATGGGTTGCATCCGGTACTGTATCTCCGAGAGAGATAAAGTCAGAATGCAGACACCAAAACTTTGATGTTATCGTTGTTGACTATCTGCAGTTGCTTATGCCGGATAACAGATATTCCGGAAGAAACGAAGAAGTAGCATCAATTTCAAGAGGTTTGAAATCTGTTGCAAGAGACTTAAATACCCATGTGATAGCACTTTCACAGATAACAAGAGCTTCCGAAAGCAGAGACACAAAAGAGCCTACCATGGCAGAGTTGAGGGAATCCGGGGCAATCGAACAGGATGCGTCAAACATAATTATGCTGTGGAATCTGTCAGACAATGACAAGGGAGCCAAAGGTGTAAAAATCGAAAAGAACAGACAGGGAATGACAATGCGTGAAGCAATGGGGTTTGATGGAGATCACATGAAGTTTGTTGAAATCGAAAAACCGTTTGATGATGTTGTTGCGGAAATCAAAAAGAAAGAACGTGGGGACGGATTCAAGCCATACAATGGCGATTGTCCATTTTAGAGGTAGCGGATATGGCAAGTGCAAAGATTGAAAAGGGTTCGGAAGAATGGCAAGTATTTATGGATTATTGGCAATTCATTCAGAAATACTATGCGCCAGACAACAACGATTCCTGGTGGGACGAAGTTGTAAAAGCCGGAGAATCATTGATAAACAAATACAAGGGCATGGAGATTGAAGAGCGTGCAAGACAGCTTGTATTGAGTCATTTTGCATGGTTGGAAATCACATACAGAAAGGAGAAAACAAAAAATGAGCAATGCGTTGAGACGGAAGAAAAAGCCGACATTTTACACAAAACAGGAGATGCGGACTATCGGGCGAAATGATTTTGAAAAGAGAAATGCTGATAAGGTTATATCAAAATCGTACAAAGATTTTGTCGTGATCGGGTACATAATTCTACATGACAAATTCGGTTTCGGACAGGCAAGAATCATCCGGTTGCAGGATTTTTTGAAATCTTACTTAGATGAAGCATCGTCCGGTGGAAATACCGGAAAGGACTTGTCTGTTTATCTGAAAAGTAAATACGGAATCGACATCAAAGAAGAAGTCGGGAAAATTCCACAGAGACAGTTAATGAACCTGTATACAAAGAAAGGTTTCTGCATCGAGCGTGAAGCATACAGGCTTTCCAGTGCATCTTTGTTTAACTATTTTGCACTGACACTTACGATCCTGAAAAAGGAGTTTAAGATAACAGCGAAACAGTTGCAGTATTTCACGGACAAGTTTATTGACTACATCGACACATTGGCTAATTACAAGCAGTTCCAGTTGACCGTGCCGATGATAGCTGAAACGTTAGCTGATGAGATTAAGTTCTTGTGTGATTTGGAGGTGTGAATATGCTGAACAGAGAGAAATACGCAAAAGAAATTTTAGATATTGCGTGTAAGGGAGATAAAATTGCAGTTCGCAACGGGAAAATGACTTCTTGTGACAATCTTCTTTGCAAAGATTGTGATTTCGGTTATTCAGATTGTAATGAAAAAATACTGAAATGGGCGAATAGCGAGTATGTTGAGCCGCCTGTTGATTGGACTAAAGTTCCGGTCGATACGCCGATTTTGGTAAGAGATCATGAAAATTGCGAATGGGCTAGAAGACATTTTGCAAAAATCAAAAACGGAACGGTGTTTGCATGGCGCGGTGGGGCAACGTCTTGGAGCGAGGATGATGAAGAGACTATTCCGTGGAAATATGTCAAGCTGGCAGAAAGTGAGGAATAGACATGGAGAGATTAACAGAGCGAACAGCGATTGGAATCTTAGTAAAAGAGAATTATGAGAAAGAATCCTTAAAAACCTTGTATTCGTGCTATGGCGAAAATCCTAATCCATATTATTCCAACTGTGAAGAAGGTTATTGCGCAATGGAGAAGTTAGCGGATTACGAGGATGCAGAGGAACAGGGCAGGCTTTTCAAGTTGCCTTGTATGGATAAATTTCTTGAAAGTGTAAGCAATCAAGACTTTGATGGAAGAATATCGGAAGTTGTTGAAATGCTTGAGGAAAAACAGCTCTACGGAACTATCAGTTTGATAAAAGATTTGAAATATTATCTTGACTTAGCCATAGAAGAAAAAGCACACACTTGTAACTGCCAGCGCAACAGCAATTCAATAGATAATGAGCCTTGTTGCAGATGTGATAGCAAACACACCAATGCCGACAGGATAAGGAATATGTCGGATGAAGAAATGGCGGAACGTATTGCAAGCAGTTCGAACTTTAATTGTGCTGATTATTGCGATAGTTTTCAGATGGGTGTGCTTTCAGATGCAATAGGAAAGAAAGAGGGGTTAGCATTAGTGTTAAATTGGCTTCAATCAGAAGCAGAATAGGAGAGAATATGGAAGATAGATATTTGTTCAAGGCAAAGAGACTTGACGATGGAGAATGGGTGCAAGGTAATCTTATTCAAAGTTGTGATGCAACAGATGGATGGGAATCAATTATAATCCCTGTCAAGAATAGTAATATGTTTACAAAACATATTGGACATGGTTACGGAAACCTTGGATTTGAAAATTGGTACAGAGTTAACCCATCCACCATCTGCCAATGCACTGGCTTAAAAGATAAGAACGGCAAGCTGATTTGGGAGAATGATGTTGTAAAAATAAATAATAGCAAGGTGAATACGCTTATAACATTTAGGGATTTTGAAATTATATGTACAATTCCTAACGAAAAATATTATAAGCACAGACTTGAATATGATACTGAATATGAAGTTATCGGCAACATCTTTGACAATCCGGAGTTATTGGAAAGCGAGGGATAATATGACGGAGAGTGAAGCAATTAAGATATTGAAGAAAGACAGTTGTTATGAATGCGCACAAGGCACAGACAGCCCGCTTAATTGTGAATATGGGGGATGCAGGGTTGCGAAAGCTACTAGAGTAGCAATACAGGCACTTGAAGAAGTACAACAGTACCGCGCAATCGGCACACCGAAAGAATGTAGGGCGGCGGCGGTTAAGCAGAAGGCGAAGAAACCTATATTTAACCATAACCTTAGTGATACTCTTTCTATATTCCATTGTGAATGCGGAAACAAAATTAAAGTCAGTCACGATATAGGGATAATGAATAACAACAATGCGCCAAATTACTGTAGCAAGTGCGGTTGCAGGTTTGATTGGAGTGATGAAGAATGATGTTTCAATCGTACATAAATTTCTTTCTACTAATACTTATAGCCGTTAGGTTAGATATTCTAACAGAATTTGGAGTTAATCTTTTTTGCATTCTGTCAGTTGTAGCGATGATTGGACATGAGATTTTTGATTATTTGAAAAGAGGAGATAAAAAACGATGGGACTGATTGATGCAGATGCACTAAAAGAATATTGCATGAATGCGAGTAAATCTGATGATGATTTTAGGAGAGTAAGTTTGGCAACATTGGCGAGCGTGATAGATGCACAGCCGACCGCCTACGATCCGGACAAGGTTGTAGAAAAACTGGAAAAGAGAAGAATGGACGCATTAAGGCATCTTCGGGAAAATAAGGGGACAGAATTCGGATACGCATCTGAATGTGTGTATAATGCTTTGAATGAAGCAGTTGAAATCGTGAAAGGCGGTGGAGCAGATGCGAAAACCGATTCCTAAATCTGTTAGAAAATTGGTGTACCAAAAATACAACGGTCATTGTTCTAACTGCGGAACAAGGTACATTCGAACGAAAAATGCCTGTTTAGAATTTTGAAGCAAATCGAAAGAGGGTGGAACGCATGGCGAATAAAGTGAAATGGCTTGATGAAAATTGCCATAAATGCGGAGCGCGGATGAATAGTTGGGATGCTCGGTTGACTAAGACTTTTAAGGTGCGGAATACGTGCGAGAAGTGCTTTTGCAAGATTTATGACATGGATCAAGACGCATTTCGTAGCAAAATGGAAGATTTTTGGGGCATTCGTCCGTGTCAGGGGATCTGATTATGGAATATAACGAATTGACAAAGCGGTTGCTTGCAGAAGGTTATACTGCCGACCACCATCCTGATTATGTACAGATAGATACGAGCAGGCTTCCTGGGGACAATCCGTTGAACAATCTTGCGGGTGGATTTAAGTATAAACGATTCTACAGAGATAGCATTATTTACAAGACTGGTTGCGGGAAGTACATAATGGGAAGCCATGTAATAGGTAATCTTGGATATATTATTTATTGGAGCCATGAAAATGACAATCCGGTGTTTCGATGCCCTTATGATAAGCCGGAATGTGAGTACAATGATTCACGATTGTATGGTACACAAGGCGGAGGGTTGTGTATTCAATGTTTTTGTACATGCCATAAAACAGATGAATTGTACGATTATGAAAACAGTATAGAAAAGGCTAACAAGGAACGTAAAGAAGAAAGGGAACGGAAGTATAAGGAATATGCTGATGCTCATGGTGGAAGAGTTTGCCAGAATCATATGTTTTATGATGAGCGAACGAAAACTTGGATACAACGCTATGATCCAATAAGGTGCGCTAAAATGTGCCTCTCACACAACGGATATTGCCCGATTCTTGGACGACAGCTGAGCAGAAAACGTGGAAATGTGTATTATGACTTACGAAAATCCGGAGCGGTGCGACATGAAGCGCAGATTTCCCTGTTTGAAAAGGACAGATGGGAGACTGTGAAAAAGGGTATTCGTTTTCTTGATCATCCCTGCAGCATGGATATTTGCGAGGCAATTGCAAAAACATCACAAGAGGCTATTCGATGGCATTATGAAATCAATAATTCCTTTGAAAAATTAGAGGACGAAACTCTTACATGGGAAATTTACAACATCCGGGCAGAAAGCAAGCCGAGTCGAGACCTCATGCAGGATCTGCAAGATTTACGAGATGGAGTTGAACTTGTATGGGAAGATGATCGCATCAAAGAAGAGGAAGAGCAGAAAAAGGAAAAGCGAAAGCAGTTAAGACAGAAAGCCATTGATCGGCTTGAAAAGAAGCTGATCGAGATTGGATATGAAAATCTTTCAGCTACATCCATTGACCGTGTGCACGCGGATAAGTGGCTGGATCTGGAACGATTGGAAGAGTTGAAGAATATTCGGAAACAGAAAATAAAAGAAGAACAGGAAAAGCCTGTACAACTTAGCCTGTTTGATTCGTGATTATCGGAGAAAAGAATGAAAATAAGTTTGATAGACGTTGACGGGCATAATTTCCCAAGCCTGCCTCTTATGAAGCTGTCTGCTTGGCATAAGAAGAAAGGGAATGTGGTTGGACGGTGGTGAACCTCTGCTTCCAGAGATCGAGCATTTCTATCCGGATTACAGTCTTTATCCGGATTTATGCAAGGACACAACGTATGGCTTTCTGACAAGGGGATGCCCGCGCGAGTGCGATTTTTGTATCGTAGGGAAGAAAGAGGGCAGATGTTCTGTAAAGGTCGCAGATTTGTCGGAGTTTTGGAACGGTCAGAAAAATATAGTCCTGCTTGATCCGAATATGTTTGCATGCAGAGATTGGAAAGATTTAAGCCAACAGCTCATTATTTTAAAAGGGAAAGGAAAAAAAATTATGGATCAAAATACTAAAGTGGTAGTTTCAGCAGCTATTATTGTTTACTGTATTTTCCGTATATTCCAATTCTTTCATATGAGATAGTGATACAGGTTGTAAAGGAGTGGTGATAAAGATGGCAATAAAAGCGATTTTATTCGATACAGAGATGGTCAGGGCAATTCTGGAAGGTAGAAAGAGTTGCACTAGAAGAATTGTGAAACCACAACAGCTCATAGGGATGTTGCCGGATAAATGCAAAAATGGAGCACCTGAAAAATTCTTGAAAGAAAAGAAACTCATGTTCAAACCATATTGCGATATGACAGATATAGAACTGATAAATACTGCATACAAAGCTCCATATCAGCCGGGCGATATTCTTTATGTCCGGGAAACATGGAAAAAGGCGCCGAACGGATACTATTACTACGAAGATTGGCAAAGGAATGACATTGCCGATGTTACAAAGTGGAAACCATCCGTCCGCATGCCGAAAGAAGCCGCACGGATATGGCTTAAGGTTACGAATGTGAGAGTAGAGCGGCTGCAGGAGATGAATCCGGTTGATGTGATAAAAGAGGGAGCTTATCCTGATTGTTGGGATTGTCTTAATACATACGGAGAAAGCGGTTCGCAGTGCTGTTATGGGACAGAAGAACAATGCAGTCAATGTGATGAAGTGATGATGGAATGGGAAAACCTTTGGAATAGCACCATCAAAAAATCTGATCTTGACAGCTACGGTTGGAATGCCTCACCTTGGGTATGGGTGATTGAATTTGAGATGTGCGAGAAACCGGAAGGAGTGTGAGGTATGAGTAAAAGCAGAGCTAGTAAAATGAACGGCTGTCGTAGTATGGTAAGCCGTCAGAAAAATGATGTTTTTAAGTTTAAGTCTAAGAAGAAAAAGAAAGGGTGATACAGAATGAAGATTTTAAGCAAGAAGAAATACAATAAACTCATTGAAGATTTTGAGGAATCGCAGAAAAAGGTCGAGGAACTCAAAAGGATAAACGAGAGTATCGGGAAAAAGCTGGAAGATAAAAAGACAAGTTGCAAATTGAACAATGGCAAGGATTTCTGCTTTAAATGCGAAAACTCTTACAGATATAAGACATATTGGGGAGGAATGGAAACCGAAAAATGCGGTTGCTTGCTTGCTGTGTCTTGTGAGGATTTTAAGAGAAAAGAAAGTAGGTGATTCAAAGTGAGTAACAATGCAGAGATAGTAATAGCACAGGCTTTAATGATGAGAATTAAAGATTATGCAGAAAGAGCCTTGGATAAAAAAGATGTAACATTTGATATGGCTATGGTTGAAATACGTGATACAGTTGACGCTTATGACGAGTATTTTCAGACAGGCAGAAAGCCACAGTAACTAACTAAAAATCAAAGAAAGGAATAGGTTGCGCGCGCATAAAACCGAGGTTTCCTTTTGGTAGATTTAAAATGTATAAAAAGAAAATTAAATGTGAGATATATCGTGATTCTATGCAAAATTACAAGAAATATGCAATACCGCCAGCACAGTTGATTATAGCTGATGTTCCTTATAATGTAGGCAACAACTTCTATGGCAGTAACCCTATGTGGTATAACGGTGGCGATAGCAAAAACGGAGAGAGCAAACTTGCGGAAAAGGCGGCCTTCAATTCAGATTTCAATTTCAATCTGTATGAATATTTTCATTTCTGTTCAAAGATGCTGAAAAAAGAGGACACAAAGCCTATCGCAAGGGGCAGAAGTAGTAATAGCCCTTGTATGATTGTATTTTGCGCATTCAAGCAGTTATCAACATTGATTGCGGCGGCAAAGAAACACGGATTCATTAATTACATACCTCTTGTATTCTGTAAAAATTACAGTCCGCAGGTTCTTAAAGCGAATATGCGTATCGTAGGTGCTACGGAATATGCACTTGTACTGTACAGAAATAAGTTACCGAAATTCCGAAACGGCTTGCAGATTGATGAAAACGGAAAGAATATCAGAGGTACAGGACACATGATTTTTAATTGGTTTACTTGGGAGAAAGACGGAAAAGATGTGCCGAAAATTCATCCGGCGCAAAAGCCGGTAGCAGTCCTTAAAAAGCTGATTGAGATTTTTACAGACGAGGGAGACGTTGTTATTGACCCTTGTTGCGGTAGCGGTAGCACGCTAAGAGCCGCCGCAGAACTTGGCAGAAGTGCATACGGATTCGAGATTGACAGAAACTTTTACGAGCGTGCAAAGAATGAAATGCTTGTATTTGAAAAGGATGAGCAAATGGATTTATCAGATTATATTTAACAGGAGAAATGGCTTATGAAATTTACAAAATTCATTAAGCCAGAACTTGAACAAATCAAAGAAAATGCCAATTTCACGGAAGAAGAGGAGAGGATTTTCTCTCTTCTCTGCCGTGGTTTTTCACAAAAGCAAATATCCACAAAAGAAAATCTATCACTAAGAACGATAGAGTACAGAGTGAGAGATATAAAGGATAAAATAGAAAGAACGGGGGTATTTGATTGGATGAAAAAGAACTGTTGAAATATGCCGTTGATAGTGGTATTCTCGACATAGCACTTGTGCAGAAACAAGTCACTATGCAAAAGAGAGAAAAATTACTCAACAAAAACCCTTATAAAATCTATCAAGGAAAGGATGAGAACTGGTACTCATATCTGCCGGATGAAGTAAAAGGCAGACGTAAAATCAAGGCAAAGCGCAGAGAAGCGGTCGAGCAGAAAATCATTGATTATTGGAAAGAGAGAGAGGATGACCCTACAGTTGGGGAAATCTTCAACCGTTGGATTTCACAAAAGCTGGAACTTGAAGAGATAAGCAGGGCAACCTATGACAGATACTTAATGGACTTTCAGAGATACTTTGACGGTATCAAAGATAAGAAAATCAAAAGGATAGACGAATGCGACCTTGAAACGTTTATACGAAGCAGCATCCATGATTTCAACATGACTTCCAAGGCATTCTCGAACTTCCGGACGCTGATTTATGGAATCTTTAAGTATGCCAAGCGGAAGAAGTATGTTAAGTTTTCCATTACATACACGCTGAAAGATATGGACATATCGCCAAAAGCATTTAAGCACGTAGTCCGGCAGGCAAAAGACCAAGTATATATGCCAGATGAAAAGGAACGCATGGAGATGTACTTAAGGAACCACTTGGATATCGTGAACCTTGGATTGCTATTTATGTTTAAGACAGGGGTACGTGTCGGGGAATTGTCGGCATTAAAGCGGAAAGACGTTGAAAACTACACGGTTGCTATCAATTCTACAGAAACACGCTATCGGGATGATGATGGTTTTCACTATGAGGTCAAAGATTTTCCGAAATCAGAAGCCGGATTGCGATTTGCAATATTGCCAGATAAGTACAAATGGATTCTTGATGAAGTACGAAAGAGAAATCCCTTCGGGGAATATCTATTTGAGAGAGATGGAGAACGGTTGAAATCCTACAACTTTCGTGAACGTTTGCGGTACATCTGTGAACACGAACTGCGAATGAAAGTGAAATCTCCGCACAAAATCCGAAAGACGTATGGAAGTATCTTGCTTGACGGAAAAGTGAAAGAGTCCACAATCCTTGATACTATGGGTCATACAGACATTAGTTGCACAAAAGATCATTATTATTTTGATCGTACCGGAATTGAGGAAAAGAGACAGGAACTTGACTTAATCGAAGCATTATGAGTCCCTCGTACTCAAAGGTACTCAAAGAAAAATTGAAAGAATGGCTATTTTAAGCCATTTCGAGGCAATTACTCTAGGGTTCGATTCCCGTACGGACTGTTTTAAAAGTCGCATAAACACTGTGTTTGCGGCGTCTTAAAAAATTGGTACTCAAAATGGTACTCAAAAATTGAACACAAAAGAAAGGAGTCTGCGCAAGTGCTTTAGATTCTTTTTTGAAAATGGTAGACTTGGAACGCTGTGGGCGTTCTTTTTTTATGCGGTTTTTCTGCTTATTTTTTGCGGAAGAACCGTATTTTTTTATGCAAAAATATAAGCATAGGAGGGATGCGGAATGTTATTTACAGATGAAATTCTTGAAAAAATCTTAACAAGAGAAGATGTGTCAAAGGTTCCGCTCGTGTATCAGTCAGCAATGATTCACGCAATCAAGGAAGTATTGGAGGAAGAGAATGTATCAGATGCAAAATCAGAATATGGCATTTAACCCAAACCCAAGCTATGCCGCATATCAGTACAACCCAATGCAGAGGTTTCAACAGCCAGAGCCGCAGATTCCGCAGATGCAACCGCAGTTTCTTGGAATCCAAGGAAAAGTAGTACAGTCGGAATCGGCAATTATGGCAAATGATGTGCCTATGGATGGAAGCGTTGCGTTTTTCCCGATGCAGGACATGAGCGCAATCGTAGCAAAACAATGGGATGCCAATGGAACAATCAGAAAGACCGTTTATAAGCCTTTTAATGAACAGATGGCAGATTCTTCGAGTGATGATAAAAGAATTGAAATAGGGCTGTCTGACGATGCGACAAAGGCTATTACTGACAAATTGGATTGCTTGTTTGGAAAGATGGAAGAGTTGGAAGATAAGTTATCTTCGCAAACGCAAAGAAAATCTTCGCGGACACAAAAGGAGAGTGAGTCTTAATGAATCCTATGCAGATGTTACAGGGAATGAGAAACCCACAGCAGTTTTTACAACAAATGATGGGGAACAACAGCGTAATGAGCAACCCTATGGCCCGCAATGCTATGCAGATGGCACAGAAGGGAGATTCCAAGGGCATCGAACAGATGGCTAGGAATTTGTGCAAAGAAAAGGGAATTGACGCAGATAAGGCTTTTGAGTCGTTTAAAAGCCAGTTAGGAATGTGATACTAATTCTTGCAAGATTATGTATATAAAAAATGAATTATGGAGGTAAATTCTATGTTTAACACAGGTAATTGTGCATCCGTTCCACTTGTTGCGAACATTGACGGAAACGGAAATAACAACGGATGGGGCGCAGAAGGCTCATGGTTATGGTTCATTATCGTTATCTTCGCTATCTTCGGATGGGGTGGATTCGGTAACGGATTCGGAGGAAACGGAATGAATGGTGGTGTCGGAAGCGAAATCCAGCGCGGATTTGATAATCAGGCGGTTGTGTCAAAACTTGACGGCATTACAAACGGACTTTGTGACGGATTCTATGCAGTGCAAACCGGCATGAACGGCATCAACACAAACATTTTGCAGACCGGATTCGGCATTCAGCAGGCTATCAATGCTGATACAGTCGCTAATATGCAGAATACAAACGCATTACAGTCACAGCTTGCTAACTGTTGCTGTGAAACAAGAGAAGCTATCCAAGGCGTAAACTACAACATGGCAACTAACACTTGCGCGTTGCAGAACACAATGAACAGCAACACGAGAGACATTATCGACAGCCAGAATGCAGGAACACGCGCTATTCTTGATTATCTTTGCAATGAAAAAATCTCTAGCTTACAGGCAGAAAATAATGACCTTCGCAGAGCGGCTTCACAGGATCGTCAGAGTGCATTACTTACAACTCAGATGGCAGCTCAGACACAGCAGATTATCAATGCAGTAAATCCGTCTGCTATCCCGGCATATGTTGTACCTAACCCAAATGCTTATGCATATGGATGCGGATGCAACACCGGTTGTGGCTGCTAAAACTAAATAATTGAGTATCTTAATTGAGTTTAACTCGATCATGTCTGCTAAGCAGTATTACTTATAACCAAAGGGCAGACTGTAATGTTTGCCCTTATTTTATGGAAGAGAGGTAAAAATAATGGAAGTAACAGGAATTGCATTACAAACCGTTGGCGCTGGAGAAGATGTTGCATTTACAGAAACGGCAGTAAACGGAACAAAATGTATCGTACACAGACAGGGAAGCGGAATTATAAAACTAAGAGGTATCACAAATCAGTGCAAGGCTAGATTTTTGGTATCGTATTCCGGCAACATTCAGATCCCGACAGGCGGCACAGTTGGAGAGATTTCGCTTGCAATCGCGGTTGACGGAGAGCCTTTGCAGTCAACAAAGATGATCGTAACGCCAGCCGCAGTTGAGAATTTATTTAACGCATCAGCACAGGCATATGTTGATGTGCCTTGCGGTTGTTGCAGTACCGTAGCCGTGCAAAATACGTCCGCACAGGCTATCGAGGTGCAGAACAGTAATTTGATTGCAGTAAGGGAGGCTTGATATTATGCATAAATTTGCGAAACAGATTATGGATTGCGTGAAAGCCCACGTTGACGGCATCGGAATCGAGAATTTTGAAGGACAAAACCTTGATGATCTCAAGGATTGGACAGAGATTGCAAAGAATATCGTATGCTTTGACAAAGACTATAACATTGTTGAAGCAATGAAAAAGTCTGAAAATAACGAGGATATTATGCGTATGCTTGAACAGTACGAGGATTATCCAGACAGAAGATTTTACGACCATTACCGCTATGCAAATGGCAGATTCGCACCGAAAGGGCGTGGAACACGCAGAGGATATGTAGAACCACCATATTATCACCAGATGCCGGAAGATTACCGAGAGTGGGAGAGAATGCCGGAATATGACCGAATGAGAGACCTTGACAGAATGAGTATGGGAAAGATGTATTATTCAGAGCCTATGAGCGGAAATAATAGCATGAGTACCGGTACTCACGATGCAAGAGAGGGCAGAGCCGGTATGAGTCGGAGAAGCTACATGGAGACAAAGGAAATGCATAACGGAAATTCACCGGAAGATAAGGACGCAAAGATGAAAGAACTCGAAAAGTACATGAAATCTCTTTCTGAAGATGTGACCGAACTGTTTTCCGGTATGTCCCCAGAAGAGAAACAGTTGACCAAGACAAAGCTGACTACGCTTGTTACGAAAATGTAATAGAGAGGGCATTTTGCCCTCTTTGTTTGCGAGGTGGTAAATTGTTCACAATAAACAATGAAATGTGGAATTTGGTCAAAGTATCGCGTTACAGCGATATGCTACAGAGAAGTGACGGAAGTAGAACGGTAGGCATGACCGACAGGGACACGCAAACAATATATCTTGCAGATGATCTACGCGGAAGGTTCCTTGACCGTGTGTTATGTCACGAATTATGTCATGCATTCTGCCTTTCGTATAATGTATACATGGATATTGATACAGAGGAAATTGTAGCAGACTTCTTGGCTACATACGGAAGAGAAGTATTTGAAATAGCAGACAGACTGTTGATTGAACTTATGGAGGTTGCATAATGGATAAAATTTCAGAACTCTTACAGTACGTGCACCGGACGAATCCGGAAATGACTAGGGAAAGGCTGATAGAAGAGTTGAGCAAAAGTGATTATGCTGCGCGGTCTTTGATTTTTACGAAAGAAAACATCGTTGCGCTAGGGCAAAAATAAATCCGGCGGTTTGAATCGCCGCCGGAATTGTGTCAGACTTTCGGAATGTAAGAACCTTTCATTATTTCTATAGCGAGTTTCGCGCCTTCCGTCATGTAAAAATCATTATTCTTTACACAGCAACTAAAAAGCAGTTCCTCAAACTCTGAATATAAATTTTCACTTAATAACCCTTTTAGCTTCTCTGTTAAGGGAGAGAAGTATTCAACAAAGGCATTTCCGGTTTCATTGTCAAGCTGACTTGAACATACGATTTTAATAAATTCATCCATTTTAATATTCTCCTTTCAATTCTATTCGTTTGGTAACAAGTCTGTTTTGCCATTTGTAAGGAACTTTGCGCAACACGCGAATCCAGCAATAAAAGCCGCTTCTTGAATGTCGCAAACACCATCCCTTATCTTATCGCTAATGTCGTTATACAGTTTTTCGCTCAACACATCCTTAAGGCTGTCAACCGAATCATACATCTTGTAGCAAGCAGAATTGATAATTCTTACACTCTTTGAATTGTTTACATCGTTTGTGTCTAAAAAGTTTTCATAAGCAATTTTTAATAATTCTTCCATAATTGTTTCTCTCCATTTCTGTTTTGTGTTTTTCTTGATGAATATACAGTAACATATATAAGTTGAATATTCAACCGACAATATAACCAAAATATATAAGTTGAATTTGTGTGGCTATTGTGAATATTATATAAGTTGAATATATGATTATACGCATAGCTGATTATATAACTTGAATATTGACATATTTAACGATAATTGATAATATGTTTATATAAATTGAATATTAAAAGAGGTGAGACAATGGCAAAAACTCCAGAGTATACAAAGAAAGCTATTCAGAATTACAATAACAAGTTTGACAGAATAGCAGTTAATTTACCAAAGGGGACAAAAAACAGGATAAAAGTATTGACCGGAAAAAGTTGTAATGCTTATGTTTCTGAATTGGTTGTAAAAGATTTAAACAGCTTAGAAAATAAGTAATTTGTTGGTAAAACGGAAATGATTTGTTCAAAAACTAAAGAGAAAGGAGAAAGCAATGGAGGAATTAGAAAAATTGGAAATTCCAGCAATCAAAGTTTGGGATTCTCAAAGGGTTGTAACTTTTAATGATATAGACAGAGTACATCAAAGACCTAACGGAACGGCAAAGCGTAGTTTTAAACAAAATAGAAAACATTTTATTTTGAACGAAGATTACTTTGAATTAACAAGAAAAGAGTTCGGGACGAATTTCGTCCCTAATTCCGAACCGTTAAAAGGGAACCCGAATTTGAAAGTCTTTTTATTTACAGAAACAGGATATTTAATGCTTGTAAAGTCATTCCATGATGATTTGTCTTGGAAAGTGCAAAGAAGACTTGTAAGCTCATATTTCAATTGTGGAAAGTTGCAAAACGAAGTGATAAATCGAAGTGATGTACCGCAACCGCATGAAGGTCATTATCCATCGTTGGCTAACACTTGGATGAAAGACCATGAACCTCTATTTAAGCAGATTTGTAGTGCCTATGGGATCAGCAGAAAGGAACTGTACCACAAGATATTGTTGGATATTGGGGATGATTATAATGTTGATGATTATAGAGTTTTCTATAAGCGCGATACCGGACACGCGCCAGAGTATATCATGGAGGTTGTATCGTTTTATCCAGAATTAAGGGAAGCGGCAGAAACTATCATACAGATACACATGAATAGAGTTAGAAGGTACCCAAAAGAGTATTTAGGGCATATATATAACAGATAAAAGATAATTCACAAACAAAGGGCAGCTTTTCCGGCTGTCTTTTTCTTTTTGCCATATCCAAAAAACAACAACGCGTCCGGGAATATCTTACAAAATCTCCGAAAAATCGTAAACGAACTATAAAACTTTTCTTAAATTTTTATAAACAAGGCTAGGTTCATTAGGTCTTTGACAAGTTCAAAAATGATAGAATAGTATCAGTTTTTTAAGCAAAGCGTAACAATGTGACAAAAATGTGACTATAGAGTAAGAGTAAGAGTAAGAGTATATTCTCTCTCTTGTATATATAGATTTTAAATACACAATATGCATAACATAGAGATGTATAGTAAGTGTATATCCGCATATGCGCGCGGCGTAAGTATATAATACCACCGTAAAAAATTAAGGCTTGACTTTAATCCCGGAAATAGTGTATACCAGAATCAAAGAGATTAAACAGAACGGAGGTGTGAAAAGTATATGCAGGATGTAAAGAGTGTAGAGAATGTAGATCTTACAACCCTTATAGTGGATCTAGGTACAGTACAAATATATACATCAACTGTACAAGACTTAATAGACAACGCTTGTATAGAATTTCACATCGAAGATTTGTTAAAAGCCGGGCAGAGACAATGGAAAGCTGTTATGCAGTATGTTGGTATGCATTTATTCCCGGATACTAAAGTATTAAAGGACAAGAGCTTAAGTCCTCTTAACAATGGGACTATACCGACTAACTGCAATAGGTATGATAGAGAGGTATTATATAAGCTTTGTGATTATTATATATATATATCCAATGTGTATAGCAAGTTGGTAAGTACAGTAGCATTTAGTTATTTTTGTAATATACCCACTACAACGTTTGACCTTTGGAAAGACGAGGAATTAAGTTCGTTGGCTTTTAAGATTTGGCAAAAATTGCAACGATCGCGCAAGGATTGCATACTTGATCGTGCGTATGACTCCAACAGCCCCGTGGGTACTATGTTTGTGGGAAATAATGAGTTCGGCATGAATCAGCCCGGAATTGGAGATAATGCCACCCAAAGAAGGGCAATTACAGCGCAGGAGTTGCCAAGATTGGACGAGAAAAAGAGCCAAGAATTGCACGCAATTGATACACAATTCACAGATGCAGCGGTAAATAATACGGTTTAAATTGTGTGTGGTTATTCTACAATTCACAAATGCAGTAATATCAAGGGTTGTAGCGCTTTAACTATTCGTGAACTATTCGGAAAAGTTAGGTTTTGCGAATAGTTGCAAGGGCATGACGTAAATTGTATTAAAACAATTTGATTTTCACACAATGACAACAAAACGAAACGGAAAACATTTTAGATTTCCATGTTTACAAAAAAGGATGGGGAGGGGGTCCGGCAGAAAGACCGCCGGGCGGCTACTAAGTCCCTCAAATTCCTCAAAAAATAAAAAGCCACTTACAACACCCATTGACTTTCACCGTAAATAAGCTATAATAAATTTATAACAATTCACTTTCACGTTGCGAATCGCAACTAAATTTCCAAAAAAAATTTAAAAAACAAAAAAGCATAGTAAGAGGTGAAAGCGTATGTTGGTACCTGCGATACTATACAGAGACCAGATTGAAAGAGAGTTTCAAAAGCTTTACTACACGAAAGACATGTTGTTTGAAACCGGATGTCTAGGACAATGGACTCCGGAAATATCAGATAACCCAGATGAGGGAAGATTCGATTTTGCAATCGTGAGCAACAACAAGTTGATAGGGTATCTTTCATACCAAGTTGATTACTATGTATCCAAGGCTTACAATTTTGGGCTGATGTCTTTTGACCGCGGAAATCCGGTTGTCGGGAAAGATGTGTTTGAGAAGTTAGAAGAGCTTGCATCAACTTTACATCGGGTTGAGTGGCGCATGGTCGGTGGTAATCCGGCAGAACGCAGTTATGATAAATTCTGCGAGAAACATAGCGGAAATAAACACGTTCTGAAAGACAGCGTTAGAGATGCTGCAGGCAATTATCGTGATGATGTTATTTACGAAATTGTGAACTCGGATTGAAAGGCTGCGTCAATGGTAAAGTTGTAAATCCAAACGAAGAGCGGAAGGCGATGTGCAATGACAGGGTGTAAAGAATGTTGCGGCACCTGTAAATATGGCTTATGCGTCAAGACAAACGGTTATGTTTGTTCAAACGAAGAAAGCGATTATGTCGCTGATTTTGTAGAATACAGCCATTCATGCGATTTCTGGGAACAGAAACAGGGAGAACAGAAATGAATGAAACATTGATGAAAACCGAGTATTCCACAGCTTTTGATGAAAAGCGCAAAGGTTTGATTGAACAGTCGTATTACAAATACGGACCGGCAAGAATGAACTTTTCCTCCGGGAATGTGGATGCAATCGAAAGTTTGAAAATGTGTCTTGCCAAGTTTGAAGAGACCGGAAATCTTGAATACCTGTGTGACGTTGCGAATTATGCGATGTTCCGGTTCATGTTTCCACAACAGGGCGAATACTTCAAACATACGAATTCTGATGAATCTGCTGGGCTTTTTGGCATGAGCGTGAATGAAATGGAACGATTCAAACAGGAACACAGCTTTGATGATGGGAGATATTGATATGATTTTAAAGATAATTGCTACGGCAATAGATGCCATTATGATGCTTAGCCTTATGATGCAACAAGTAAAGCAGACAGACAATAAATGCGCAATGGGGTATTTGCTTTCATACGCGATTTTTGCAATGAATATTATGGTCATTTGGAGATAACAACATGACAATTTATGATCCAATATTTGGTATTTACTTTCTTCCGCCAATTTTGAGCGTGGTAGAAAGAATACATATAACAAAATCAAAGGAACCGGACAGTGCCGGAGATTTGCTTAATCTGGACAGTGACGCCGAGCACCAGAGCGAGAAATCGGAGCACCCGGTATAGCTTAAGCCCGCAAATGATAATTCTCTGCTGAATAATTGATCTATCGGCGTTAGGCTTTGAATTACGTTTGCGGACGAATGAAACATTGGGCTATTGCCAAGTGGTAATGCACAGGATTTTGATTCCTGTATTCCCGGGTTCGAATCCCGGTAGCCTAATTGGTTGCATGTTGACGTTCCATGTAACCACGTATGTTTTTCATATGTACTTGAACCCTTGGTTGAGTGATTCAAGCATTTGGGTTCCTCCTTTCGCCACTAGGACGATTCTGTTAAGGACGGTGCGAGACCGTCCGGTGGTATTCTATCATGCATCTATCCCACGGTGCATGAGCCATGAAATTAGGTGGTGGCGGAATAGGTAGACGCGCAGATGGAAGAGACAGGACAAAGATTAAAAACTCATGGTTGAAGTCCTATGGGTTCGATTCCCTCCAATGTGAACAGTGCGCGGTTTATGTGAGGTTCAAATCCTCACCCACCTACTCGGTCAAATTATGCTGTCTGCTTGCAGGCGGTCTATGTTTTGGCTGAAATACGATGCTTGTCTATTGCTCTGCAATAATTTAATTCGGAGTAGAACCATGCAAATAGGCTTGCATGGTAACATTGAGTTGCCGGTGAAATGCTGTAAACCGGATAGTGCAAGGCATAGCACGATAAACATTATTGCTAACCGTCTGATGGCGGTTATGGGGATTTAATTCAGTGGCAGAAGACACGGCTTATATCCGGGTTGTCGCGGGTTCGATTCCTGTAATCCCCACAGGTGATGTTGCCAGTACACCCCTAGTGTGTTTATTACAGAAATGCAGGTGCTAATCAATATACCGGTTAAACTTAGCACAGGTAACTGGATTGAGCGGTTGTCATTCAAAAGATGGCGGTAACCGCTGACTAAAAGAACCTTGCACTTAGTGTAGTGTGGAGCAAGGAAAAACGGAAACTACACGACATGGCTTGTTAGCTGAGATGGATTAGCGACAGACTGAAAATCTGTATAGGGCGGCTCGATACCGCCACAAGCCATTGAGCGGTGTTAGTAGCACCGTGCCATTCTGAAGCGCAAGGAATGGTTCGGGTAGGGAACTTCCATGCCCGGCGCGTGCAGATATAATCCTAACTGGTAAGGAAACTGTTTGCTAAACAGTCAGTAGCCGAAAACGGTGTTTCGGTTCGAGTCCGAATATCTGCGTTTATCCTTATCTCCACTTAGTCGGGTGCTACTGCAATAGTTCCGGTCGATGGGAGACTTATGGATGGTAGCGGTATCATTGGAAACAGAAAACCCTTCCGTGATTAGAAATTGCAGATTTGAAAGCGGTTGGCATGGTTTTGACTGACAGGGTTCGATTCCCTGTGCCGCTATTCGATGATAAAAACATTGCGGAATGTTTATATCAAACGAAAGACACGGAATCTCACGAGGATTCCGATTTTTGCTATGATTGGGGTACAAAATATGACAAACTGCGTGAATTGCGGCGCACCAATCGAAACAGATAAAAAGGTGTGCCCTTATTGCAAAACTCCATATGATGTAAGCGGATTCAAAGCTGAAATAGGGGAAATGTTCTTCGGAGAAATCACGATTGGCGGAAGAACAAGCAGAGTATATCTAGGAAATGTAGAACGCAAGCAGTTATTAAACAGCGAACCGTATTTTGATACAGATGGTATTTTGCATCGTGAGATTCCGAGAGAAATAAGAAAATTTACTTTGATTGAGGCATGATTTATGACAAGTTGCTTAAATTGCGGAATGCTAATACTTGATTCCGAAGTTGATAACTGTCCTTATTGCAAATGCCAATTCTTATTTAAACAGATTCCGGGAAGGAACATCCCAGAAAATCAGCCGGATAAGGTAGAAACGGCAATATTTGAAAACGTGGTATTTAATAAAGGGGAGGGGCGTAAGAAAGTGTGATTTTTGTCGGTATAAAAAGAAAATCATTGATGGTAAAGGAAATTTAGTCCTTTTTGGAGCTGAAAATAACATGATTTTCGACAATAGCGATGGAAAAGAGGTTGCAGGAGCCGTAAAAATTAATTTTTGCCCTATCTGCGGAAGAAAGTTGGTGTAATATGTGTGATTTTTGTGGCAATGAATCGAAACAAATAATTGATGACAGAGAGAAGGATTCTATTTTGTATATTTCCGATTCAGAAAAAGACATAAGAATTTTTCTTGAATATCTCAAAAAGAAGATGGACAACAACGGAAAAGAATGTTTCTTAGATGGAGAACATGATATTTTAAAAACAGAAAATTACAATGTTGTCTGTAAAAGTATTCATGGTACTCTACTTGGAGTCGGATATGGGTATTGTCTACATTACTGTTTTTCGAGAAATTTTGATAAGAGTAAGTGCAACGATATGGAAAAATGCTCGATGGAAGAAATTCTTGCGCACACAAGAGAGGGCGCAAAAGAAATATCGGAACTTGATATTTTATGTATGCTAGGATTAGCTTGAAAGTTGGTGGAAGAATGAAACCATTAGAAGAAATATTTTTTAGAGCTTGCGTGAATGAACAGAAAAGAAAATTGCATTCAAGCAATCGTGAATTAAGTATAAGAACTATTGGAAATATTTTTGAAAGGCTTGGATTTTCGTACAAGCAGTTAATGTATTATGTCAGAAAGTGGTGTGACAGGGGATTTTATGATTACGGAACGACGCTTGATTTGGGATGGTTTGAATTTGGCAAACTGACCGGAGAATATAAACAGATTTATGATTCTATGACAAGTACGGACGGATGGAAAGATGGGGAGTTAGCAAATTATATTGTCAGAAATTCTTTTAAGCGAGATAGAATAACGCCACTTGATATTCTGTATATGTACGGATTGGTTTAAAAGGCGGTGGAATGATGAAGCAGGAAAAAGAAATTTTATGCACATGTATTAATCATGAAAATTGTCCATTAGACCCGGTTAGTTGCGGATGTTCAATAGAAATTACGACTTTTGAAGATGCTTGTAGAGGTGAAAGAACATTCATTCCGGGAATAATCGAATGTGATAAGTGAGGGTGGTTTATATGAAACATCAAAAAGAATGGCACACTTGCGATAGGTGCGGTGCTGAAATAAAATTCAAGCCAAGACAACAGCTACAATATGTGCCGTGTGGTACATATTCAGAACCGGTAGCTAGATTTACAGAAGATGAAATTTCGTGCGAGCTTTACAAAACAAGATTTTGCGGAAAACTTAAGAAAACTTATGAATTATGCCCTAAATGCAGAAAGGATTTTGAGAGGTTTATGAGAAATGACTGTTAATATGGGAACAAAAACCTATGAAATGAGCCGCAAACAGGTAAAAGCTATCCTTGGAACGGCTAAGAAACTTGCAAATTGCAACATATACGGCATTGAAAAAGGCAATGTGGTGATTATGCTGAATGAAAAGTATGAGGACGATATGAGCCTTAAAAAAGCCGTAGGGGAGTATAAAAAGAAAGGGTTCAAGGTGCATTGGAAATGAAAACACTAGTTGATTTTATCAAAAATTTGAAATCTTTTTATCAGTTTTATAAAGATTATAAATATACCGGTGCTGAATGTGAGTTTATTATCGAGAATTATCAAGAAGTTTTATGTAGCCGAACAAAAACTATGAGCAAGCCGACATATTATGCAAATTCCGTTATCGGAGAGATGGATAGGTGGTATGAAGATTCTTGGAAATCTATGTATAAATGCAAACCATTTGAGCCGGAAGAAGAAAAAATTATGATAAAATCCGATGGCAAAACCGCACAAGTGTTTATTGACGGCAAAAAAGTAAGCTGCACGGACATGGAGTTGCATTTTATCGCTCATGCAAAGCAAAGTCCAATGATTAAAGTTGATGCACGATGGCATAAAACGGATGAAAACGGAAATGCAATTCTGAATGAGGATAAGACTGCGATATTAACAGAGGGTATAAAAATAAATTGTTGAGGGGGCGAGATTATGAAAATATCAGAAATGAATAACTGCATTGAAGAAATGCGAAAATGCTACAATTTTAAAGATGATGAAACAGAAATAAGACTTGGTAGTCAGATAAGAACGTTTGCTTCGGAAGTTTGCATTGCAACAAAGGATGAAAACGGAACAGTGATTGAAATGTCAAGAACAGCGGATAGATTAGAAAAATCCGACACTTGCTTGTGACGAAAGGAGATTTTATGAAGAAGAAAATTATAGCAATTGCATTAGGATTGACATTGTGGTTAGGAATGACCGGATGTACTTGTGAAGACAGTAAAAATTATGATAATAATTCAAAGCTCGTTTCGATAGAAGGTGAAAATGATTTATATTATTATGCAACTACACATATCGTTTATATAGTATTCAATGAATGTGCAGGAAATTGTGGTTATGGTTATATGTCACCATATTATTCGGAGAACGGTAAGTTATGCACCTATGATACTAATACAAAACAGATAGTTGAAATTGGAGAATAGGACGAAGAAAGTAGTCTTTAAATAATTTCCGAAACACTAAGAGGTGCGTACAATATTGGTGTGCTAAGAATAGCTTTTACTACTGACTACGCATATTACCGGCTACAGATGGATTGTAGTCGCTAACCTAGAAAAATTATAGGCAGAGGTCAAGGCACTTCTGCTTTTGCGGAGGTGCTTTTTATTTGGCTTCAAAGCAGTTAATCAATGCAGTAAATGGATATGAAAATTACATACAGAGAAAAGGCGTTGATGAACAGGTAATAGATGCCCTTTTAAAAGCGTGCAATGTAGCGATTCGGACGGAAAAAGACGTTGACTATGGATTGACTATAACCGAAAGAACAAAGGTTTTAATCAACGAATATACGCAGAAAAACGCGGGCGGTAGCATATGGGAGCTTGAACGATATGCACAGAATCACGACATTAAAGGCGGATACAAACTTGTGGATCAGTTCTATGAAGTCTTGCGGTTAGAAAGCTTTTATCGTTTCGAAAGCTTCATCTACTTTATGGAGCGCAAAAGAAATTGGAGTAAACGGTTTTATTATCCACGCCGCAAGACGCTGAATATAGTCGCCAACGATCTTGAAGATTTGGAAAACCGAAAGATTAAATTTTACGGATTGTCAATGCCATCGCGTGTCGGTAAATCGACTATCTGTATTTTCTTCCTTGCGTGGGTAGCTTTGCGCAGACCAAACAGTCATAGTGCTATGGGTGGTCACTCTGGTATTTTGGCAAAAGGATTTTACAAGGAACTGATGAATCTTTTTACCACGGAAGAATATACCTTTGCGGAACTTTTTGCTTATTGGCATCCGGAATACGCAAACGCATCAATTCCGACAGACAAGAGCGCGGACGAATTTACGATCACGCTTGGAGATCCGGACAGATTCGCAACCGTAACGTGTCGTGGTATTGACGGAACATGGACAGGAGCGGTCGATGTTTCGAAAGATGGATATTTATATGTCGATGACTTGGTTCGTGATCGAGAGCATTCATTAAGCCCTACTCGAATGGAAAACACATACCAAGAGTACCTAAACAAGATGGTTGACCGTAAAAATGACGGTGCAAGGGAATTGATGGTTGGTACTCTTTGGAATGTTTTAGATCCGTTGGAACGCATGAGAAAGCAATATGAGCATGACCCACAATACCGATTCCGCAAGATCCCGGCACTTAATGAAAATGACGAAAGCAATTTTGCGTATGAAATCAACGGATTTTCCACGGAATACTATCGGGATATGCGCGATAAGCTTGACAATGCCGAATGGATGGCTAAGTTTATGCAGCAACCATATGTCCGTGAGGGATTGCTTTATACAGATTTGAGACTATTTAACGGAATCCTACCGGACGGAGATTTCCGACGCATCGGAGTTGTGGATGTTGCCTGGGGCGGTGGCGATAGCTTGTCAATGCCTATTGGGGCAGAATATGAAAACGGAGATGTTTATATTTACGATTGGGTATTCAACAAAGGCCCGAAAGAGGTAACAATCCCTCTTGTTGTCGGACGAATTATCGGGAATGAGATTCGGCAGACAAGATTTGAGGGCAATACCGGAGGAGATCTGTATTGCAAATATGTAGATGAAAAGTTGCAGGCGCAGGACTATAAATGCTCGTGCACAAGCAGAAAAGCACCAAACAATGTTGAAAAGTTATCGAAGATCATAGCATATTCCGGTGATGTTAAGAGAAAATTCATATTTCTTGATACGCACCGACCTACGCAGGAACAAATGAAGAAAGATTCAGATCTTGGAGTAACAAGATATTACAGAAATGACGAATATCAAGCGGCTATGGATGAACTCTCTATGTTTGTAAGTATTGGCGGTAATGACCACGACGATGCAGCAGACGGTTTAACTCAGCTTGAAATGTTTATAGAAAACCCAAACAATACCGCAAAGGTAGAAGCGGCAGTACACCCATTTAGGAGGTATTAGGATATGACAACAGACAAATATCTTTCACAGATAAGCAGAATTGACCATGCGATTGCAAATAAGCTGGAAGAAATTAAGAAGCTATCTGATATGGCAACTTCCATATCCATTTCCCCAAAAGAGGTGGATGTGCAATCATCCGGCAATCCCGACAAAATGGGGAGCGCGGTATCGAAGATTGTTGATCTGCAGAATGAGATTCAGACGCTTGTAGATGAATTGGTTGATAAAAGACGGATTATCATATCGCAAATTGACAGTATGGATAATACAGATGTATATATCGTGCTTTCATCACATTACGTCAATGGAAAAGATTGGAACCTGATTTCCGTTGAGATGAAATATTCCTACAGGAACATTATGAAACTCAGGAAAAGAGCATTGCAGGAGTTTGAAAGACGTTATGGACAGCTTTACTCTGAAAAGAGTGCATAAAAGTGCACAATAGTTCACACTCTTTCACAACATTTCCTAAAACTTGCATGGTATACTAAAAGAGTAGAAAAAACAAAATCCTACAACCCCAAAAGCATATAACCCGTAAAAGACACTGTCAGAAATGGCGGTGTTTTTTATTTACAAGAAAGAGGTTGCTATGAAAAAAGTAACTATATATTGCCCGGATTGTGGAAGAATTGCCGGACATTATGATGGGAGATCTACGATAGATCATCCGTGTAAATGTAAAAAATGCAATCATATTGTGATTTATCGCGTGGCAACAGGCAAAATTGAAACGAAGCCAATACCGAAACGCGCTTGCAGTAGTGGAGTTTTATTTATATGAATACACAGTATTTTCATGACCTTGTAAAAGGCAGATACGGAAGAAAAATTGCATATGCTAACGTAGAACAGATTACGGCAGACAATATCGTAAATGTTGTCGGAAACTGCATTGGTGCATTTTATTTCAACAAGACGGTCATTCGTTATCTGTGGAACTACTACAAGGGTGATCAGCCTGTATTGTACCGAACAAAGGTACAGAATGCGGATATAACCAATAAGGTGTCTGAAAACCATGCCTATGAGATTGTTCAATTCAAGGTTGGTCAGACTTACGGTGAGCCAATTCAGCTTATCAGCAGGAAAGATGATGACCGAATAAACAATGCGGTTGATGAATTTAATGATTATCTGACTGATGCTAATAAGCAGGAAAAGGACATTAAGGCAGGAGAGTGGCAATCAGCAACCGGAACGTCATTTAAGGCAGTGCAGATTACAAAAAATGGAGATATACCATTTAGAATTGTGGCACCGACACCAATGAACACGTTTGTTATTTATAACCAATCCACAGAAGAACCACTTTTAGCAATCCAAGAGCTTAAGGATGCCGATGGACAGATGTATAAACTCTGCTACACGGACTCTTATGAGTGCAAGATTGTAAACGGAGAGGTTCGAGATTGGAAACTTCATGGCTTTGGTGGAATCCCGATTGTTGAGTTTCCAAACAACCATGAGCGCATTTCTGATATTGAGCTTGTGATCGGACTATTGGATGCAATCAATACAATGCAGTCAAACCGAATGGATGGCGTTGAGCAGTTTGTTCAGTTTTGGATAAAGTTTGTAAATTGCGACATTGACCCGGAAACCTTTGAAAAAATGAAGATTTCCCATGCGCTGACGGTAAAATCCAATAATGAGCAGAATAAATCAGATGTTGACATTATGACACAGGAGCTGAATCAGACAGAGTGCCAAGTCGCAAAGGATGATTTATGGGATAATGCGCAGTCCATTCTTGCCATACCGAATAAGAACAACAATAATTCCGGTGGAGATACACAGGGAGCGGTTGAACTTAGAAACGGATGGGATTTCTCAAAGTCGAGAGCCAAACTGAAAGACCCAATTGTAAAGTCGGCTGAAAAAAGACTTGCGAAAGTTGTTTTGAATGTGATTCGTATACAGGATCACGATTTGGGATTGAGTTTGCGTGACTTCGATGTTCAGATTAACCATAGTCCACAAGACAATATGTACACCAAGTCGCAGACATTATATCAGCTCTTACAAGCCGGTATTCATCCACTTGTGGCAATTAAGTCTGTCGGACTTTGGGGAGATGCAGAAAAGACATTCCTGTTGTCAAAGCCATACTTGGATAATCTGTGGAAAACGATTGATGATGTGGAAGCGCAAGAACAGAAAGCACAAGAATTGATAAATAAAATGAATACAGATGGCACACAGAGCCAGACAAACAAAGATAAGACGGTCACCGAGTAATCGGTGGCTGTTTTTATTTTATAAAAATTCGCAAAGTTGTGAGCGTAAAAATCAACAATGTCGTTCGGTGTCGTTGCACCGTATAAAAATTCGTATGACATATCGGAGGTAATGAATGAAGAGAGAAGATCTGATTGCTATGGGATTAAGTGAGGAAAACGCAGACAAGATCATGGCAGATTACGGAAGTTCCGTACAGAAAGCCAAAGCAAAGGTTGACGAGTACAAGGCAAAGGCTGACAAAGCTGAAGAGTTGCAGAAGCAACTCGATGATATCGAACAGGGAAAGCTCACGGAAGTCGAGCAGGCAAATAAGAACCTTGAAAAAGCCAATGCGAGAATCGCGGAACTTGAAAAAGCGCAGGCAATAGCCACGCAGAGAGCCAATGCCGCATCTAAATTTAATGTTACCGCAGAGCAGGCAACACAAATCGTAAAAGACGATGGCAGTTTTGATTATGACGTTCTTGGAAAGATTATCTCTGAAAAAGAGACCGCTGCGGCACAAGCCAAGGAACAGGAGATCGCAAAAGGCAGTACGAATCCGGGCGGTGGCACGGCTGGCGGAAATAAAGATGGTGCGGACAATAAGACAAATGCTGAAAAGATAGCAGAAGGCCTTATATCTAACGCACCTAAGAACAATGACGTTTTATCACATTACATTCAGCAATAACAGGAGGTAAGAAATGGCAAAGGAAATGAATATGCAGTATGAAAAGACTTTATACGCAGGAGATGTTCAGATTTTAAAGAGAGAGCCTAATGAAGCAATCCCATTAACACTTGATTTTTCAGCGGTAACAGAAAAGGATGCGAATGGAAAGAAGATTGTAAAGGCCGGTACACCAGTAAACAAGTCAGGTGTGGCTGATAATACAGCAACAGCAATCGGAATCTTAAGATTTGATGTAACAGAAGACAGACCACAGGGAGTAGCACTTAAAAAGGCATATCTTAATACAAAAGTAGCGGAAGCACATTCCGGCGTTACATATGACGCAACAGTTAAGACAGCTCTTCCAATGATTGTATTTGAATAGTAACAGGAGGTAAATAGATGTTAATTAATGAAGTATTAGACAGTAAGTCTATTGCATTATCGGCAACAGAAAACGCTAGTAATCAGATACCTTATCTTGGCTTACAGTGGTTTCCAGAAAGAAAGAAGCAGGGACTTGATTTAAGTTGGATTAAGACACACAAGGGTTTACCGGTTTCACTTGCACCATCCAACTTTGACACAATCCCAACTCTTAGAGCTAGAGGTGGATTAAGTAAGGAAAAAACGCAGATGGCATTTTTCCGTGAGGGAATGACAGTTGGTGAAGAGGAAATGCTTGAAATCGAGCGTATTCAATCAGAAGACGACCCTTATCTTGCAAGTGCTTTATCAAGCGTATATGACGATACTAACAACCTTGTAAGCGGCGCAGAAGTTGTACCGGAGCGTATGAGAATGTCGCTTCTTTCTACAAATGCAGGTCATCCGGTAATTGCTATTGTAAGTGATGGCGTTCAGTATGCTTATGATTACGATAAGGATGGCTCATACGCAAAAGACCATTACGCAAAGTTATCCGGCACAAGCATGTGGAGCGATACAGCTAATTCAAAGCCACTTACAGACCTTAACAATGCAAGAAAGAAGTTACAGAAGCAGGGTAAGATTGCTAGATACGCACTTATGAACAGCAATACATTCCAATATCTGCTTGACAATGCACAAATAAGAAACTCAATTCTTGCACAGAACCTTACAGCAACTATTGAGGTTGACGATGATACTGTTATTTCGGTGGTACAGAAGAGGGCGAAGCTCACTATCGTACTTTACGATAAGATGTACATTGATGATGATGGCAAAGAGCAGTACTTCTACCCGGATAACAAGGTTACACTTCTTCCAGAAGGCAGCCTTGGAAGCACTTGGTTTGGCACTACACCGGAAGAAAGAACTGCAAGACAGGTAGCTGATGTTGATGTAACAACATATGGCGTAGGTATTACAGTCGCTACAAAGACAGAGTATGGACCACCTATGAAGATGTCAACATTTGCATCCGAGGTTGTTCTTCCATCATACGAGAATATGGATAGCACATTCGTATATGAGGTTCATAGCGAAGAGTAGGGGGTGCAACTATGAAATATCCATATATAGTGATTCATAATGGTAAATGGTACAACGCAGGAGAAGAGGTGCCGGAGAGTAATTCTCCGGTATCTTCCGTTGGGTATACAAAGACCGAAATCAACAGAATGAGTACCGCAGACTTGCAAAAACTTGCCACGGAGCAGGGGATTGAAAACGCACAAGCGACAAGCGGTGCGGAACTGAAAGAAATTCTGATTGCAAAATTTAATCTGTAGGAGATCGCTTATGTCATACACACTTGTCGAACAAGTAAAAATTCGTTTAAAACAATTTCATATAGAAGAGGTAGAGGACGAAACAACCGGAGAAAAGTCCGATAAAGTTGTGTTTGATGAAAAAGAATGTAACCCTTTGATTGAACAGCTTTTAGAGCAGGCAAGAAAAGAGATTATCAACAGACGGAACTATCCGGACACATACACGCAAGACCAGATTGACAGTGATGCTAAGAACTATGAAAACATTATGGTCAATTTGGCAGTGTATGACCGGTCGCAGGCAGGAGAAGCATACATGGCAAGTTTCTCCGAAAACGGCGTGAGCAGGACATGGAAAGACCGTGAAAGCCTTTTTGCTGGTGTATTTCCGTTTGTTAAAGCTATGTAAATATCGCCTATAGGGCATTAAAGAAGATTGAGCGTGACCATTATGGTTGCAGGCGGCGCACATTAAGCGGTGGTGGGCAGTGCGTCAAAAGGAGATTCAAATGAAAAGTATTTTGATTCAAACTTATCTTGTGGCACTTCCGATAGTGCTTGGATATATAGTTTGGCTTCTTAAACAACAAAAGAAAAGCAGGGATGCGAACAGCAAAGGAACAATGCTTCTTTTGCGCGTCCAGCTTATCGAATACCATGCAAAATACACCAAACTTGGAGAAATACCGTCATATGCCTATCAGAATTTTTGTGAGATGTATGATGCGTACCATGCGTTAGGTGGAAATGGTATGATAACGAAAATGAAACATGAGATTGAAGAAATCCATATAGGAAAAGGAGATAAAAGCCATGAGGAATTGGAAAGATTGGACTAAGAAAGCCGGAATCCGAGCAATCAAGACAGTTGCGCAGGCGGCGATTGCCGGAATTGGAACGGCGGCATTTATGGGTGCGGTGGATTGGAAATATGTTCTTTCTGCATCAGTCCTTGCCGGAGTGTTATCACTTCTGACGAGTGTTGCCGGAATCCCGGAGGAAAACATCAATGCTTGACATTAACAAGCAGGAAATGAAGTATTCTCAATCCGGTCAGAGGGTATTCATTCCACAAACTGACGAAAATGGAGATATTGTCTATGAAGGGTACAAGGATTCCGATGGAAACTTTGTACCTTATTTAGATTCCGAAGGCAACAAGATTCCAAAAGGCGAGGAAGTTGAAGGGTTTTCAGAACCTACGACATTCCAAGCCAATATCAGCAATAAGCTGTCAGAAGCCCTTGTGAAAGAATTTGGAATTGATGATAGCACATCATACTGTCAGCTTGTCACGGATAAAGGATATTTGCCACTGAAAGCCGGCGATGTGGTGTGGAAACGTTCGGAAGTCAAACGCACTGATGATGGACTTGTGGATTCAGAAACCGCAGACTACATCGTAAAAGGAGTTGCTGATGAAGGACTGGCCACGGATTTGTTTCTTCTTCGAAAGAATATTAAGTAGGTGATTGCATGGCAAAGAAAACTATTTCAATGACATTATCCTCTAAATCCATACAAGCCGCCATAAAGGAATTAGAAAAGTACCGCGATAGTTTACAAGCTAAATGTGATTTACTTGTTTCTAGGCTTGCACAGATAGGTCAGACAGCGGCAATACAACACATATCGGAATCCCCATTAGGAAACACGATAACGGTAAGGGTGGATAAAGCACCACAGTTAATGGCCTCGAACGCAATTCTGATTGCAACCGGAAAAACGGTAACGTCAGAAGATAGAGAGCCGTTCTATACTTTGTTGGCGGTAGAGTTTGGAGCCGGTATTTTTTATAACTCCAAAGAGAACCCAAAAGCACCGGAACTTGGATTCGGTGTCGGCACGTATCCGGGGCAAATACACGCTTTTGAAGATGGTTGGTACTATTGGGACGATAAGACCGAAACATGGCGTTATACCCACGGTATCAAAGCCACAATGCCAATGTATAATGCGGAACAACAGATTATTCAACAGTATGTAAAGATTGCAAGGGAGGTATTCGGTGGAAAATGAGTTAAATAGTTGGGCACTTGATTTTGAAGATACCGTTTACCGATTGCTGAAAGTTTACATGGAAAGCAAAGAAATCGGAATCAAGGTAACGCAGGACGAGGAATCGAACGGAACACCTGTTTTTCCAACACTTCTTATACAACAGATTGGATTTACAGAAGCCGGGAGAGATACAGAGTCTTATTTTATTAACGCAATTCGCCCAACATTTCAAATTACAATAACAAATAAAGGAAGAAGGGAAAAGATTAAGGACATTGCAGAGTATGCAGTGTCCTTTTTTAAATCAAAAAATTTTGATGTTTCAAATGCTGTGTTCACGATTTCCAAGCAAGTGCGCACGGCAACTTTTCGCGTATCGCGAATTATTGGAGCGTATGAAAATTTAGCATAGCCGCGAGGCAGAAAGGAAGCAGAAAATCATGGCATCAACAAGTTATAAGTCGCGTGTGATTATTAAAGAGCACACAGCGGAACAAGCCGACTTTGCAGGGACTTACAACCTTTTACTTGCTGCAAAGTCTATTCCATCTCCGGCATCTCCACCAAACACGGTTGAGTCAACCACGATGGAAGACCCACAGCAGACATTTGAGAAAGGTATTAAGACAGCGGATTCCCGGGAAATCACCGGAAACCTTGCAAAAGAATATCTGGAAAACATCGAAAAGCTGGGAGATAAAAAGGTTGACATTATCCACCTGTACGGCACAGATGGAATCGGTGGCGTTGCAAAATACGCATACACCGGAACTGTTACCGCGACACCGAATGATGTAGGCGGTGTAGATGAAATCCTTGAAATGACCGCAACCGTTATCCCAAGTACGGCATCGGAACTCGTTACCGACAAGCTGAAAGTCGTTGATAACAACGATGGCACATTTACCGTAACAGTGGTGGGGTAAAAAGCCTATCGGACGAGCAATCGACCGCACCGGTAGGCGAGGATGAACGGTCGATCGCAGAACTTGAAGCAATAAGATAAGCAACAATGGGGCGGTGGCAACACTGCCCCTTGCCAATATAGGGCAGAAAGGCAAGGTAAAACATGAAAGTTAAATTAGGTGGAAAAGAATATACAATTCAGTTTGCAACAAGACCATCATTAAAATCACATATCTTACAGGATATTATGAAGACACAGGACATGGAAGATATTTCCTCTATGGAAGATATTCTTCTTGAAACGCTTCCTAAGACACTTCTTGTGGGATTGCAGATGCATCACAATGAAGAATTTGGATATGATTACAAAACAAACGAAGGCTACGATGAGCAGCTTGAGAAGGTGTCCGACATTCTCTATGATGCGATTGACACAAACGAGATTAACTGCATGGATTTATTCGCTGATATGCAGGAGGAAATGATGACAAACGGTTTTTTAGCGCAGATGATGGAGTCGTTGGAGAGAGCGCAGGAGCAGGAGAAAGAGAAGAAAAAGACCCCATCCAAAGCGAAAACCAAGAATTAACATGGGAATATTACGTTGCGGAAATCCGTCCGTTTTACCTTGTGGTAACGAAAGGCTACGGATTTTCCGTTGATGATATAGATATGATGAATCCAGAGTTGCTTAAGCCTTATGTGGATGCATACAAGGCAGAATGGAAGCAACGCGATGTGGAAATGTATATGTGGTTTGGCAGATATGCAACGTCAGCACTTGTGACCGCAATAGATGCTACATTCGGTAAGGGTAATAGTAAGTACGTGAAAGAAACTTGCTATGATTCCATCGAAAAGCATAATACGGACGATCCCGATGCTGAGATACGAGAAATGCTTAAGGCGGAAGAAGCATGGGCGGCTGAATCAAGGAAATCACATTTGCCAAAGCCAAAGATAGTTTAAGAAAAGAGGTATTGCTATGGCAGTAATTATCGGAAGTGCGAGACACGATGAACACGGAAATTGCTATTCTGGTGGAAAAGCCGGAGACCAGACCGGACAGGAAGTGTCTACGCAGAAGTTTTACAACCATTCTAAGGGATGGAATGTGTTAAGAGCAAAGGATAATAAGGTTGCGGAGAAGTTAGCTGAAGCTATGAAGATTGCGTGTGGCAACAAAAACATCGGCTATGACCAATCGGAACGCTACGGAGTCATTAAACATGGCATTAGCGCAAAGGTTAAGACGGAATGCGATTGTTCTTCTCTTGTACGCGCTTGTATTATCCATGCATTCGGGAAGGATGTAGGAGATTTCAATACTGCAAACGAAAGAATCATTCTTTTGAAATCCGGCTTGTTTACCGATGCTGGTTCTTACCGAATCGGAGAACTGCTTTACAACGGGGACATTCTTGTGACGCGTACAAAAGGTCACACTGCAATCGTTGTAAGTGGAGCAAAGAAAAATGCAAGCAAGTATTATTCGATGTATACCGGAAAATCTGGATCAATCGTTGAAGCATTAAAAGCGGTTGGGGAAGATGATGTATCGAAAGAACATCGTGCGGAAATCGCAAAAAAGAACGGATTTTCCAATTTCAAGTTTACATCAGAGGAAAATTCAAAGATGCTTTCTCTTCTGAAAAAGGGAAAACTGAAAAAGTAATTCAAGGGCGGTAAGGGTCAAATCTTACCGCCCTTTTTCTAAAACTAAATAAAGGAGGTGTAACTGTTGGAATTAGAAACCTTAGAGGTCAAGATTCAAGCGCAGGCAAGACAGGCTAATGGTCAGATCGACGCACTGATAACAAGGTTAGGAAAACTATCTTCATCCTTGCAAAGCATAGATTCTAGCGGAATTAACCGGTTATCAACCGGAGTAAACCGATTGTCAAACTCAATGAGTGCCATGCGCAGTGTTGATTCAAGGTCATTCTCGACTCTTGCAAGAAACATCAAAACGCTTAGCAACATTGACACAGGAAAGATAAATGTAGCAGCCGGAGCAATGCGACAGATTTCAAAGTCGGTAAGCTCGTTTTCCGGTATGTCAAAATCGGTGCAAGGGTTATCGGAATTAGCCGTAGGAATCAAACAGCTTGGCTATACAAGCTCAACAAAGGCTATCGAGAATATCCCGAAACTTGCCACGGCAATGCGACAGCTTATGTCCGAACTGTCGAAAGCCCCTAGCGTAAGCCGGAATATTATTGACATGACAAATGCATTGGCAAAATTATCACGTACCGGTGGAGCGGCAGGAACTGCGGCAAAAAGCATCACAAGCTCATTTAGTGGATTTAGTTCAAGTGCATCCGCGGTAACAAAGAAGTCATTTTCTCTTGCATCTGCAATCGGAAAAGTGTATGCAACTTACTGGACTTTGTTTCGCGGATTTAGGCTACTTGGAGACGCTATTGACATATCATCCTCACTGACAGAGGTTGAGAACGTTGTAAGGCAGACATTCGGGCAGTATGAAAGTCTAATTAACAATTTTGCAAAAACATCAATTGAAAAATTCGGTATGTCTGAATTGTCTGCGAAACAGTTCGCAAGCCGTTTCCAAGCAATGGGAACCGCCCTTGATATTCCGCAAGGGCAGATGGCAAAAATGTCTATCCGGTTGACAGAATTAGCCGGAGATATGGCATCATTCTACGATGTGAGCCAAGAAGATATTGCCAAGAGTTTGCAATCTGTATTTTCCGGTACTACGGCACCTATGCGGCGTTATGGTATCGACTTGACACAGGCAACATTAAAGGAATGGGCATTAAAGCAAGGACTTGATGCGAACATTTCCTCAATGACGCAGGCTCAAAAAGCCATGTTGCGTTATCAGTATGTGCTTGCGCATACAACCAATATTACCGGAGACTTTGCCAGAACAGCCGATAAACGAAACTTTTGTTTCATGTGTCGCGCGGCATAGCAATATGTCGATGAAAAATCGGGTAAAATCGGTGAAGGCTAAGTTGACTTAGCACGAACATTTTTGTATAATATGTTTGAGGTGATTTAATGCGAACATATTATATCTACAAAGCAACAAATAAAATAAACGGAAAATCTTATGTCGGTCAAACTTGTGATTTTCATAGCAGAGTGTGGCAACATCAAAGGTGCTACGAAAAAGAAGATTGCGACTTTCATAGAGCAATTAAAGAATTCGGGTTTGACAACTTCTCATGGGAAATCATCGAAACGTGTGAAAGCGAAGATGGAGCCTGTGAGTTGGAAAAGTATTACATTGAAAAATTTAACACCTATCGAGATGGCTATAATATGACCAAAGGTGGGAAAGGCGCGCCGTATCATAACGCCAGGGCAGTTGTTTTGCTGACGCTTGACGGACGGTACATTAAGCGTTATGATAGTGCAATGGATGCAGAAATTGACGGATTTAATAATACGGATGTTCTGCTTAATTGTAAAGGAAAAAGGCGGCAGACAAAGGGCTATATGTTCATGTTTGAGGATGAGTATGAATCAAACGGAGCGAAAACCTATAGAAAGCCGGAACCTAACGGAATGAGAAGCATTATTCAATGTGATATGGAAGGAAATTTTATACAGAAATTTAAAAGTTTGCAGGAGGCGGCTAGGATTACCGGAGCAAATAGAACAACTATTTCCGGTGTGCTTTCAAATACCTATAAGTCGGCAAATGGATATATTTTTGTATACGAAGAAGATTTTCCAATAAAAGATTTGAGCATCTATAAAAAGCGCAAAAAAGGAAGAAAAATTGCGCAAGTGGATGCGAAAACCAGAGAGATTATAAGAGTGTTCGATAGAATATCCGAAGCAGGGGAATCTCTTGGAGTTAATTACAAAGCAATACATAATGTAATTGACCAAGAGGGGCGAACTGCTTATGGTTATAAGTGGATAAGTCAATAAGCTAATACCGAGATAAGGCTATAAAATAAAAGTTATAGCACATTGTAGAGCGTAGGGATTGAACCTATGCTCTTTTCTTATGGAAAGAGTGTAGAATATAATATCCCCAAGAGTATCCGACAGCCACAATGCTGTGGTTGAAAATGTACGCCGAACTTATGGGAAACCATAAGAAGTAGAGGATAAAAAGCCTTTACGATAACATATTGACATGGCATAACCAGATAACCATGCTTAGAGAGAACTTCAAAGCACTTGGAGCGGTTGTTGGTGGTGGTTTAATCAATGCATTTAAGCCATTTATCAAGGTGCTTAATGCAGTTTTGCAGAAGGTGATTTCTTTTGCGGAAATGGTAACAAATGCTTTAGGTTCTATCTTCGGATGGAAGTATGAAGCAAGCAAAGGGGCAGGAATCAGCGGTCTTGCTGATGATATTGGAAGCGCATCTGACGGCATGGACGATTTAAGTAATGCCGCAGGAAGCGCAGGGAAAAACACGGGTGGTATCGCAAAAAATGCCAAGAAAGCAAAAAAAGAAATCCAACAGGCAACTCGTGCATTTGATGAATTAAAGGTTATTTCAAAGCAGAGCAAAGATAACACTTCCGGTTCTGGGAATAAAGGTTCTGGTTCTGGATCTGGTTCAGGTGCTGGTGGCGGCACCGGTGCTGATGGTGGATTAGTTCAGACAGACACCATCTTTAAGAAATTCAAAAGCAAAATCAAAGACCTTGAACAGTTGGGAGAGTCTATTTCCGGTGCGTTAATTAACGCAATGAAAAAAATTAAATGGAAAAAAGTGTATGCAAAAGCCGAAGGATTTGGAAGAGGATTGGCTCAATTCCTCAACGGGCTGTTTAAAGGGCAAAAAGGTACAACATTATTCGGAGAAACCGGAAAACTGATTGCCAATTCACTAAACACAGTGCTTCACGGATTAGATTCATTCGGCACAACGTTTAATTGGAAACAATTTGGAAATTCAATCGCAGACGGAATCAACAAGTTTTTCCAAAACTTTGACTTTGCATTATTGGCTAAAACTCTTAATTCGTGGGCGCAAGGTGCATTTGATGCAGTTACGACAGCATTAAGTAAAATTTCTTGGAAAGATGTATGGAAAGGCGTCAAGAAATTTTTAAGCAACTTAGACGTAAAAACAGTTGCAATTATTGTCGGTGCGCTGACAATCAAAAAAATCCTTGGATTGCATCTTGCAAAAACCGCACTTGATATAATCGGAACTTCCATTTCAAAATCAATAGCTGGTTCACTTGCATCAAGGCTTGGCGTTGAAATTGCGGCAAATGAGGGAATCTCGGCAGTATTGTCTACCGCTTTGTCAAAAAAAATAGGTGGGGCGTTTGCTACACTTGGAACAACTGTTTCAGCTGGTGTCAAAGCTTTATTCGGTAGCGGTGCGGCAGAGAGCGCACTTTCTTTTATCAGTCCGGTAGCAAAAGCTATAACCGGGATTGGATCTGTTGCAATTGGCGCGTTTACTGCAATATCAAACTTTGTGACCATGCTAAAGAACGGATTCAGTTGGCTTAATGAAGCACTTATGCTTGTCGGAGTTACGATTACGGCAGTCGGAGCGGTTATTTTAGGGGTAGCGGCAGCACCGGCAGCGATTACCGCAGGAATAGTAGCCGCTGTTGCAACGGCAACTGTAGTAGTCAAGGATCATTGGAAAGAAATAAAAGAAATTTTCTCAAAAGCCGGAGATTGGTTTAATACTAATGTGATTAAGCCAATAAGCGGATTTTTTGAGGGATTATGGAAATCCGTTTCCGGTTTTTTCTCTTCTTTATGGAAAGATATATCCGGTGTATGGAAAACAGTTTCTGGATGGTTCAATACTAATGTTATAAATCCTATTGTTTCATTTTTCCAAGGATTTTCGAAAAGAGTTGGTCAAATCTTTCAAGGATTGTGGATCATTGTCAAGGCTGTATGGATTGTTGTTTCTGATTGGTTTAAATCAAAGGTAATAGAGCCAATAAAGAAGAATTTTGAATTATTGAAATCGGCAGTATCAACTGCATTCAAGGTTCTATGGACAACTGTAAAATCGGTATGGGCGGTGGTTTCCGGTTGGTTTAAGGAGCATGTTACAACACCTATCAAGAATGCTTTTAGCTCAGCAAAAGAATCTATTCAGAAAGCTTTTAGCGCGGCAAAGACAGCGGTAACCGGGGCGTGGAATAGTGTTTCTAGTTGGTTTAAAGAACATGTAACCACCCCGATAAAAAATGCTTTCTCGAAGATGAAAGAAAGTGTAGCTGAAATATTCAGCAAATTATGGAATAGCGTGAAAAGTGGTGTTGCCGGGGCAATGAACACCGTAATTTCAAGAATTGAAACAGCAATAAATTCATTGATCGGTGGAGTGAATACCGTTTTGAGAGGGTTTAACAGTGTTGTTTCTGCGGCGGCTAAAGTAGCAAAGGTAAAGTGGAGCGGAGTCGATCTTGTGCCAAAAGTGAGCCTACCTAAAGTAAAGGCTTATGCAACGGGCGGTTTTATGGATAAATATAGCATAGCAACAGTTGGAGAAAACGGGCTTCCGGAACTTATGGGAACGGTCGGAGGTAAGCCGGCGGTCGCAGGAAGCCAAGAAATTACTGGAATCAAAGATGCTATCAATTCAACATCTGCGCAAGAGGTTTCCTTATTGCGACAGCAAAATCAGTTATTGCAAGCTATTTTACAGAAAAATTTCGGAATTACTACAAGCGACATAGGAAAAGCTGCAAGGGATTATGGTAGAGAACATTACAATCGAACCGGAGACAATGTATATGTTTTTTAGTGACTTCTATAATAGAACGTGATATAATTCTAAATAAATCATATCACAAGAAAGGAGTCATTATGAGAAGCACAAAAAAATTATTAGTAGCGATGGGGTTGGCATTTGCCGTTTTGATTTCGGCTATGCCAATCCAAAATGCAGATGGGAAACAGATTGTTGCACAGGCGGCAACTATCAAATTAAGCAGAAAGACTCTTAATTTAAAAATTGGAGAATCCGCAACATTAAAGATAAGCGGAATGAGGAAAACTGCTAAATGGAGTAGTGGCAATAAATATGTTGCTTCTGTAAACAAGTCTGGAAAGGTTCTGGCGGTTGGAGAAGGAACAACGTACGTAAAAGCAAAAATTGCAAAGAAAACGCTTTCTTGCAAAGTTACCGTCACTTCTTCCTTTAATGCGAACAAGGTAAAGAAAAACATCTCAATTGAATACCAAGATAGTGGTCATGGAGTTGTTGCTATCTTGAAAAACAACAACAAGGTAAATGTTGATCTGGACGCAAAACTTGTATACTACAAAAACGGTAAAATGCTGGATAGCAAAAGCGATTGTAACAGAGCTTTTGAATCCGGTAAGGAATGTGTTCTTTATTTTGACGCACCGAGCGATTCTGATTATAACGATGTTTCTTATGATAACTATAAAATGTCGTTGAGTGTTGATGAAGCAACAAATGCTGTTTGTGATGTTCGCAATATAATGGTTCAATCGGACATTGGAGCAGATAATGTTACGGTTGAAGCTACAAACGATTCCGGAAAAGATTTTTCATTTGTGAAAATTTCTTGCTTAATGTATGATGCATCTGGCAACTTGATCAAATATGATTATCATTATGCAGAATGTGAAAAGAATGGAGACACCGATTATTTCTCGTTTAGTTTTCCGTACGATTCAAATTACGATACGATCTATCCGAGCAGTTATAAGATATATGTTGATGAAGCATATACATATACTTGGTTACAATAAAAATTGAAAGATAAATGATACTTAAGCCGTGGAAACACGGCTTATTTTAATTCCAAAATCGGATTGACACAAAATCAAAAATAGTCTATCCTTATTACTAAGGAAACAACCTTATCCGTGAAGAAGCGGATTACTTACTCGAACGCCATACTGTACGAAAGAGGAAACCAATGTGATTTCACAAGTGGCTTCCTCTTTTTTATTCAGATAAAAATGTATGGAGGTAGACACGAATGAAAAAATCACAACTTATGCTTAAGATTCAAAACAGCATTGAGGTGTTTGAGAATCCAATATTCGGACAGATCAGAATGGTTATGGTCGATGATGAACCTATGTTTTGCCTTATTGATGTATGCAAGGCATTGGAAATGTCAAACAGCCGTATTGTTGCTGATAGACTATACGAGGATGAACGACGTAAGTTAAACTTACCCCGTCAAGGAGAAACTTGGTTTGTTACTGAATCCGGCTTATATGCAGTTATCGTTCGGAGTGACAAACCGAATGCCAGGAAGTTTCGCAAGTGGGTAACATCAGATGTTCTTCCTACAATCCGTAAAACAGGTGGGTATGTCAATAATGATGAATTATTTATTTCCACTTACCTACCGTATGCAGATGAAAACACTAAGCTGATATTTTCACAGACATTAAAAACTGTTAGAGAGCAGAACGAAACCATTAAAAGGCAGCAGAAAGAAATCATCCATAAGGAAGATGTTATTATCGGACTCGTTGATGATATTGACTTGGCAACTAAGAGACAGCGGATAACGCAGATTGTCCGTTTCGGTGCCGATGGAAAGTATCAAGAACGCTATTCGTTGCTTTATGGAGAATTTGAAAGGAAATATCACTGCAACCTTAAATCAAGGATGGAAGGGTGCGCACTCAAACCGAAAGTAAGAAACAAGATGGATTATATCGACAGGGAAATGGGAATGATTCCGCAGTTGTACGAAATCGCTTGCAAACTTTTTGAAAACGATGTAGAAAAGCTGAAATCTGAATGGGAATCAGTAGTAGCTTAAAATTTAATTAAATGGATAGCATCTGCCAAACGGTAGGTGCTATTTTTATACCCATTTTTAGGAGGTAAACGATGGGATATGGTGGATATTTAGTAAAGTTTGGCAATTATACCATACCGAACAGTTTAATAAAGCAGGACACGTTTAGTTCCTATGTAAATATGCAGGACAAAGACCCTTGGACTGACGAAAACGGATATGAGCATCGTGATGCCGTGGAACTGAAAGCCTTAAAGGTTGAGTTTGAAACCAAAGCCATGCTGACCGAAAAGCAGTTTGATGATTTTTGGAAAAATATTGAAAAGAACTATACCAAGGCAAAGGAGCGCGGCGGATATATCACGGCATACGTGCCGGAAAAACGCGGATATGTGACACAGTACGGATATATCGCTGATATTCAGCCTACGTTCTATTCTGTGGCACATGGGAAGATTAAGTACGACGCAATCAAGTTTTCATTTATAGGCGGTGTGTATGATAAATAGTAGTTTGAAAGAAAAGTATTGGGATTCCGCGACAGATAAGCAGATGGTCATATCTGTTGTTGGAACGAACCAGAAGATAGACAATTCGATGCTTGAAATCGGTACGTTTGCGCTTGAAGAAAGTCTTTGTTCGGAGTCTGAATTAAAGTTTGGAGCGTGCGAAGCGAATTGCGTAAAATTCACGGCACGGAACACCGCAGGAAACATTATTGGAAAGACAATCTCTATCGAAGAAACGATTGACGGAGATAGCGAAAATCCGATGCCATACGGAGTTTTTAAGGTTGCATCCGATGTTCCTACGGCTGACCGTACAAAACGGCAGATTACGGCATATGACGCAATGTACGACATTATCAATACAGATGTAAAGTCTTGGTATGCAGGACTTAGCTTTCCAATGACACTTAGGCAGTTCCGCGATAGCTTTTTTGCGCATCTTGGAATTGCGCAAGTTGAAACAAGCCTTGTCAATGATTCCATGACGGTCAATAAGACGATTGTAGCCACGCAGACGGACGATTCAAGCGCGGTCACAGAAGAGTCTGCTATCAGTGGCAAAACGATTGTAACGGCAATCTGTGAGATTAACGGATGCTTTGGCAATATCAACCGGAATGGCAAGTTTGAGTATGTCTTTCTGAAAAAAATCGTAAGCGCACTTTATCCGGCAGAAGATTTATTTCCATCTGACAATTTATTTCCGTCTGACGCAAATACAGAGTCCATGACCGGACACTATATCACGTTTGATTACGAGGACTTCCAAAGCAAGGAAATCACACAGCTAGAAATCAAGACAAGCGAAGATAACGCTGGTGCTATTGTTGGAACTGCCGGAAACAACTATTCGATTACAGGAAACTTTCTTGTATCAGACAAGACCGGAGCAGAGCTGGAACAGATTGCAAATAACCTATTGCCTATTATGGCACAGGCGGCATACACACCGATTAAAAGTTGCACCTGTGTCGGAAATCCATGTCTGACACTTGGGGAACCAATCCGATTCAATACCACGAGAGAGATTGTTGAAACGTATCTATTGCAACGCACTTTAACCGGAGTACAAAGCAAGAGAGATTCAATCTCGGCACAGGGCACGCAGACACACTCTGCAAAGGTTAATTCTATCAGAGACACGATTGAAAGCGTGGAAAGACGTACCGGAAAGCTAGAGAGGAACGCAGACCATTTGCAATCCACGTATGAGGATTTAGAAAAACAGACAAGCTCTAAATTTGAGCAGACCGCAGAAAGTATTGCTACAGAAGTAAAGCGCGCTACAGATGCTGAGGGAGAATTGAAGTCGAATATCACGCAGACAGCAGACGCAATTACTGCAGAAGTCACGCGAGCACAAAAAGCGGAAGGGCAATTAGACGCATCATTGGAATTGAAACTTGGAAGAGATGAAAACGACCAAGTCGTTTCGATGATTAATGCAAGTGCCGACCAGATTATGCTTCGTGGAAACAGGCTCATAATTGAAAGTAACAACTTCCAGCTTGATGGTAACGGACGAGTGTCAATCATTGATTCGTTGAATTTTATTGCAACGTCGCAAGGCGATGACCTTGTAATTATTGGGCTCGATGCAAGAGGCAGACCAATGCTTCAAAACATACGCATCGATCTAAACTCTGTAACAGATCAAGATGGTGTAGCCATAGGTGACCATGCTAGCACTGCAGATCATGCGACAACCGCAGACTCTGCAACAACTGCAGAAAGTGCAAGGCAGTGTATAATGGCATCAACCGCGCATTATTTGCAAGGTATTGGACTATCCGATTATGTACGAATTTCAGACAACGGAAATTTAATCCCAAGTTCTAGTTCTGTGTACTGTGGAACTAACCCCAATCCATTTGCCGGAGGGTATTCTTCCGGTGGTTGGAAAACAACGTCTGATGGCAGAAAGAAAAAGGATTTTCGAAAACTGTTAGAGGATGATCGGTTTGAGAGATTTTTTGAGTTGCTGCAACCGATGGAATATCGGCTCATAGAAAATGATGAGAAAATGCACATGGGATTTGTTGCGCAGGATGTTGAACAGGCAATGACGGATTGTGACATATCTGAAAATGAGTTTTACGGACTGGAACATGCGGTATTCTCCGAAAAAGATTTTGAATCTAACGAGGAATGGGAAAAATTCTTAAAGCAGAATGGTGGAGCAAATGATATGTATACATTGTGCTATCAAGAGTTTATTGCGCTTAACACTGCCATGATACAGAAACTGCAGAACAGGTGTAACGATTTTGAACGCAGACTATCCGCATTAGAAAGGAAGTGATTAGATGGCATATCAGAAAATCTATAGCCGCGAATATTGGGAGAACCTTCCAAGCGAAAAGACCGCAATTAATCGAAATAGGCTGAACAACATAGAGGGCGGCATTGATGCAATCGATGACCGCGTGTGCGCACTCGATGCAACGAAAGTTGACTTGACCAAGGCTAACGAGCTTGTAAAGGAAATCCTTTGGGATGAATCCAACGGAACGCTGACGGTCGTTAAGATGAACGGTTCCAAGGCTGTTATTGATACCAAACTTGAAAAGCTGGCTGTCAACTTCAAATACGATCCGCAGACGCAACAGCTGATTATTACACTTGATGATGGCACCACTCAGAAAGTTGATTTGTCTGCGCTGATTACAGAATATGAATTTCTTGATTCCGATACGATCGCTTTTGAACTTACATCTGACGGAAAAGTCAAGGCGATAGTGAAAGAGGGAAGTATCCAAGAAAGGCATCTGCGTCCGGATTATCTTGCAGATATTAAAGTGGAATCTTCCAAGGCTGTAAATTCTGCAACTAATGCAAAAACATCCGAAACCAACGCTGCAAAATCCGCCACAGATGCCAAGGACAGCGCAGACCGAGCGCAGGAAATCGAAAACGAGATTAACAAGAAACTCACAATGACAGAATTTGATGTGAATGAGGATGGGGAGTTGATTTACACAGATAATGCAACATATAACTTTACCGTTGATAATAACGGGAATTTGAATTGGGAGGTGGCTTAAATGGCTATAGCAGGAAGAGTGGCGATTGTACCAAAGGGCGATTGGAGCGCAGATGCTGCATATAAGAGATTAGATGCAGTGACTTATAACAATACATTGTATTTTGCGAAAAAGGAAGTTCCAGCAGGAACGGCAACGAGCAATACAGAGTATTGGTCGAAATCGATTGTGGGTGGTGCTGGTGGTGTTGCTACGGCTGATGAAGCCGGTGTGGTAAAGCCAGCAGATGGACTTACAGTTGCGGAAGATGGAACCCTTAAGGTCAGCATTGATGGAACAACACTCACAATGGATCAGGTCAACAATGTTATCAAGTTGGCTGACACTTTAAAAGATAAAATCAATGGTGCGTTCCCAGCTGCAAACTTAATCAACAACCTTACCACTACAGAAGCGGGATTCGGGCTGGATGCCCGACAGGGAAAGGCTTTGGATGATAAAATCACTGAAATAAACGGCAGTTTAAGTAACTTTAAAGTATTTACTGGTAATAGTCTTGAAGCGCTCGATGCTGAACTAAGTAGCATCCATTTTAATGATATTTGCTATCTTGCGATTATACCTGGCGGTAGCGGGATGTTGCTGGGATATAAAAACAATAGCAGGTACCAACGGCAACTGCGAATAACATACTGGGACAATAAAATATATAGTAGGGTCAAAAATAACTCTACCGAATGGAGCGAATGGGTAACAATTACTTAATGCATTTATGATAAACCATATTTATATATTGTCTGCAAGATCAACACTGCACACAATTACTTCCCCACCAGCGGTTTCAGGAACAATTTTAACATCGCTATAAGCTTTTGCAGATGTAATATGTGAGGGTAACGGGATATTCAACAGTGTCCTTGTTCCGTTATCATAACCACGGCTGAATATGTCAAAATATAAAATGTTAGATTTTCTAACAACTCTAACTTTTGTTAAATTAAGTGTTCCAATACCTGAACTAGAAATTTTGGCTTTGTCAGAATGTACAAGAGCTATTTTTACTTTGTGAAAACACCCAACTTGACTATTCCATTCTTGATTTATTAGAATTTCTACAAACCCTGAAGTTGCGCCTTTGGCGCTTGTTTCTTCTGAAAAAATAATTTCTGCAATTCTATACCAACCAGCGCCCAATCTGCCGATGGAAAACTTAGTGAATAGTTTACTGTCAGCAGATGGGTTTAATGCACTTATATCATTTTTAGTGGCTACATTATTTAAACTGCCGTTTAAGAAAATATATCGAACAAATATTCGAACGTAACTTATAAACCATTTTTATCATAGAAAGGAATAAAAAATTATGGATAAAATTATTTTGAAAGATCAGACCAGCTTTGAGATTGCCGATGGGGCAAGCCTTGGAAACATCCAGATCAAAGCCGAGAACTTCGAAGCCATTAAAACGATCACGGACGCTTTTGCAGAGAACAACCTTGCGGAGGTAACATTTACACACAACGATGCAGTGTCGGGGAAATATACCGATCTGAAATCCGATGGGTTTACATATATGCCGAACATGGGCGAGGATGGCACAGAAGATGGTACATATACCGTTACTATCCGGTTGCGGACAAAGACGGAGATGGAAAAGGCAATTGATGAGCTTAAAGCCGGGCATGAAGCAAATGCAGAAGCAATCCAAGAACTTGCAAGTATTACTGCAGAAAGCGAGGTGTAGGATATGGTTAAATTCTACGTAAGACGTATTCTGGTAGACAAGAAAATGACGATTGATGAAGTGCCGATGCGTTGGCGCGCAAAAGTGCAAGAAGAGATTGAAAAACAGCTTTCCGCTTCTCTGCAATGACATTCTTTGTCGAAACTTGCGACCGAAAAATGTTGAAATCATGCATATCACAGTGGTACTATGGACTTGTCCGAAAGGACACTTCAAGTTCTGGCATGGGTGGGGCTTGGCATGGCTCCGCCCATAATTGGGGATTGACTATGCCAAACACACGTTCTATAATGGGGTATAAGGATTGGGGGTTTTGTTATGGACTTTAAAAAGATGATAATTGAATTACTTGATAAAATCGATGATTCAAGGATTTTACGTTGTATTTATATTTTTATTTCTGACATTGTAAAGGAGATTGAGAAATGAAAAATTCAAAGCTTGAAATTCGTTCAGTTGATGAAAAAAGCATTTATTGCGAAGTTTTGATTGACGGTCATGTCGTGCATGGAGTGCGCAGTATACGATTTGAAAAGAAAGCGCAATCCATGCCTGTTGTTCACCTTGATTTTAATTGCATCAATATGTCAATAGACTCTCCGTTTGTTACAAGATTAGAAGGAAATGACGGAGATAGCGAGATTGAGATTAAATTTAAGAATCAAGACCACGCCATATAGGACATTCTGTTCTATTGCAGTGATAGGTTGCGTCGCTATAGGCGCAATCTATTTTACCAAGAGCATATTCATTGCCTTCTTGTGTGCCGCATGGGATAAATTCAATTCTAATATCTAAATTCTTATTTTCTTTATCACAAAAACCACGAACATTTCTATACATAACTATTCCTCACTCAATAAATCAATCAATTCAAAAACGTGCTTTTTCTTCTTGTCCGAAAGAGATAGAAGTTTTTCAATCTTACTGCTTAATTCCGCGTCTAAAACAATTTTCGATGCAAGATGAGTTGATTCATCCGAAAATGCAGAGTTTTCTTCGCCTGTCAATATCCAATCTGTACTCACTCCAAAATATTCAGCAATTTTTATTATTCTCGATGATGGAATATCCTTCGGTTTTGAGATAGAGCCGTTGCTAAATTCCAGCTTTTCTTCTAAGGCAGTCATGCTAATTCCTGATTTTTTGCACAATAACCTAATTCTTTCTAGCGGTGTCATAATTTCCCTCCATTTCACTAGAACAATTTCTATAAAATGGGTTGACAAACTAGAACATCTTCTATATAATAGCTTTATCAACTAGAAAATGTTCTACGAAATATAAATAGAGACTGTTCTTAAATTCATTTGGCAAATTTATTTTAGAATATTATCTACATTATGTCAATAGAATATTTTCTAAGTCTATAGAAAAGGAGGTATGCGATTTGCTTTACGACAAAATCAAGCAGCTTTGCAATGAAAAGGGTACAAACATTATGAGAGTCGAGAAAGAAGCAGGACTTAGCAATGCTACAATCCGCAAATGGAACGAATCTTGCCCTAGTGCAGAAAACCTTAACGCCGTTGCAAAGGTTTTAAATGTAACTGTTGATTCTCTTCTTAATTAGAAAGGGGCGAGAGATTGAAAGAGATTAAATCAGCAAATGACATAATTGTTGTTCCGGTTTCCTATTTTAATGGAATGGAAAAGGAATTGCAGAAGATTTTAAACAAAGTGGATATTCACGATATGGATGTCATGGAACAGGTTCTCCATATGCGGAAATGGCTGAAAACCAAAACCGTATATGAAGAAACAAAGAGATTATATCCTAATCTCCGTTTGGAAAATATTCATTTGCTTTTACCACAAGAAGAAGAGAGTTCTTGTGAGTGTACTGATAAAACAGACAGTGAATAGATTCTGCTGTTGTGTCGCACAGCGGATTGCCAAACGTTTCCGGAACATTTAGTTCCCAACAGAAATTATTTATATTTGCGAACGTTATATCATTTTCGGCTAATATCTTTGCCATCTTTTCTCGGTCGCAGGATATTGTAGAAAAATCGCAAATTAAAAAGTATTTCAAATAGCATCACCTCCCTTATTTGATTATAAGGGAATTATATCACAGAAAGGAAGTGAAAGTATGGATAATTTAGTACACATTGGAAATGCAGATATTTCCATCAAAGAGTACAAAGGTAAAAGAGTGGTTACATTCAAGGACATTGACATAGTTCATGAAAGACCAGACGGAACAGCGAAAAGAAATTTTAATACGAACAAAGCACGCTTCGTTGAGGGAGAAGATTACTTCATTGTAAGCGCGGACGAAATTCGTACAAGCCGCATGTTTCCTATATCTGACAAGGATTTTATGAGCAAAGCACTCATTACCGAACAGGGCTATCTGATGTTGGTCAAATCATTCACGGATGATTTGGCATGGGAAGTGCAAAGAAAATTAGTTTCTTCCTATTTCAATGTACATCAAAGTGTCAACGATCAATTATCTCCAGAATTGCAAGCATTGCAAGGGCTTCTTAATCAGATGGTTCAAAAAGAACTTGCTGACAAGGAGAGAGACAGGCAGATTGCCAAGGCACAGGACACAGCACAGAAAGCCATTGAGACAACTGAACATATCAAAGAAGCGGTGAAGCCGGTATTTGATAATTGGAGAAATGAAATCAATGCAAAATTTAATCGGATTCAGAGAAATGCAGATTGTCAGTTCAACGTATTGAGGACTGAAATGTATTCAGAACTTGAACATCGTGCCGGATGCGACTTGAGTAGAAGAATCAGAAACAGGCGTGAGCGCATGGCAGAAAGCGGATGCACGAAAACAGAAATCAGTGCATTGAACAAAATGGACATTATTGAGGATGATAAGAAATTGCGTGAAATCTTTTCGAAAATCGTATCAGAGTACGAAATCAGATATTGCGCATGAAAGGAGGAACAAAAGTGAAAAAACCATCTGTTTCAGATGTTGCATTAGCACTTTCAGCATTTACTTTGCTGTTTCAGATTTTTTGCCATTTTATTTTGCCAAAGCTTTGACAAAATCAATTATTTCTGAATGATGTACAGCAAATTCCATTAAAGCACATATGATAGAAAGAACCACAGAAATCCAACCTTTAATATCCGCTTTGCTTGATGTTTTTAATGCAACATCAGCTTGCGTTTTGGAACTTTCAGCAATCTCTTTAGCTGAATCAGCTTGCAACTTTGCAGAGTCGGCAATATCGTGAAGTTCTTTGCTTGTTTGCTCAACAAAAGTGGTTTGAGCTTCCAACATCTCGATCGGGGATTTTCCATCCTCGTATTTAGGAATTTCGATGTTTGTGACGGATTTGTTGAAAAAATCATCCAATTGTGGACGAGTAGGTATGTAGCGCATATGGAAATCTCCTTAAGTTTTTAAGGAATTATATCATGGAAAGGAAGTGAATTCAATGAGTGAAAAGGAAAAGCGCGTTGTCGAAAAACTTCGTGATGCCATTCCGAATATGACAGATTTTCAGAAAGGATATGTTCTTGGAATGGTTGAGAGTTCCGCTTCGAAACATAGTGAGCAGGAAGAAGAACGCGATAAAAGGAGAGAGCATGAATGAAAAAAGTAATCCAATTCATCATAGGCGCGGTTGCAATGGAGTATTCCTTAGTTGCCGCGTGTTATATGGATAGTGAGGGCGCGTCCGGGAATATGTCGGCTATTAAATTTGTAGCCGGTGCGGTAATTGCGGCAATCATGTATTACTGGTCAGAGGTAGACCGAAAGAGAGCCGAACTTGACAAGCGAATTAAGAGAAATCGCAGAATGAGAGAGGATGCATGGTAGGCGTTGTGTATATAAGTGGCACGAGATGTTCCACGGAAGAAAAGCGTATGCTTGCTGAACTTTTGGCAGGGAAACGAAAGAAACAAGACGATAAAGAGGACTTTGAAAAGGTTCTTGACAGAGAAATGGGAAGGAGAAGCAATGGAGAACAAAATAACACTGATCGGTGATGTTGTATCAGCACCAAGGGAAAGCCATAAATCAAGCGGTAAGATTTTTTATAAATTTTTCATCGGAGTTGAAAGAAGAAGCGGTGTTGCAGATATTCTTCCGGTACTGTTCGATGAAGAAATCAGCGATACAGGAATTAGCGGAACGGTATGCGTCAGTGGGAAGATAATTACCCGACACGTAAAAACAGGGTCTGGAGAAGCCATTCTTATGTATGTTATGGCTGATGCAATCACAAAGCCAGAGGATGATAGTCCTTTGAATGAAGTAAGCCTTGATGGGATTATCGAGGAAAAGCAACTTAGGGAAACACCGCTTGGTCGTAAAATCTGTGATGTGAAACTCAAAAACATAAGAGAAAATGGAAAAGAGGATTTGATTACTTGCATCGTATGGGGAAAGTGTGCGGAGTATACGGACTCACTTGCTTTAGGCGATAGGGTAAGCACATACGGAAGATTGCAGAGCCGGAGATATAAGAAAACGTGTAAAGATGGTCGCGTTGTGGAAAAAGTTACATATGAGTTATCAATAAAAGGAATCGTGGGGGTGTAGAATAATGCGAATGATTTTAAAATCGTTACATGGTGAGAACTTCAAGGGCATCAAGAGCATTGACATTAAATTTGGGGAGAAAAAGACAAAGATTAGCGGACAGAACGCGTCCGGGAAGACAACAATTTTTGATATAGTTTCATGGTTATTTTTTAATAAGAACAGTGCCGGCGAGGAAAAATTCAATGTCAGACCATTGGATAAGGACGGAAAGCGCATTGATAACGTGGAAATCAAGGTTGTTGGTGTTATTGATGTAGATGGTAAGGAAGTAGAACTTTCCAAGGTTCAGAAACAGAATTGGGTTAAGAAGCGCGGAACCGATACCGTTACTTTGCAGGGTAATGTCAATTCATTTGAGATTGACGGTTATCCAAAGAGTGAAGCTGAATTTAAGGCTTATATTTCCGGTTTAGCACAGAGTGAGGAAATGTTTAAGATGCTGACCAATCCGCAGTATTTTTCTTCTCTGAAATGGAAAGAACAGAGAGACATTCTGATGAAACTTGTTGCAGAGGTTTCAGATGTGGAGTTGGCAAAGACAGATGCCAAGTATGCGCCGCTGATTGGAGAATTGGAGAAAGCACCATCTACAGACGATATTCGCGCCAAGTTTTCCAAGGCTTTGAGCGAGTGGAAGAAGAAACAGTCTGAAATCCCGGTGCGTATTGATGAAGCCGAGAAATCAAAGGTTGATGTAGATGTTGCAGAGCAGGAGTTACTAAAAGCCGATTTGGAGCGAAAGATTGAAGCCATTAAATCTTCAATGGCGAAATCTGATGTGCGGATTGATGAAATGCGCAGCGAAGAAATGCATTGTCAGTTTGAAATGTCCGCTATCGCGCAGACCATGAATAACGAACTTTCAAGCAAGAAACGTGAGATTGAAAATCACAAATATGACCACGAACGGAAGTTAGAGGATGCTCGTTCATCTATCAGAAAAGCGCAGGATTCTATTGAAAGTAATAAGAAAACAATTTCTGAACAGACTATTAAGAAAGCTGACCTTGCGAAAAAGTACAAAGAGGAAAAGGAAAAGAAGTTTGATGATTCCAAGTGGGTATTTGACGAATCTACAACGGTTTGTTCATTATGCGGACAAAGATTGCCGGAAGATAAAATAGAGTCTTTAAGAGCCGATTTTTCGCAGAGAAAGGCAGATGCAATCGAGATATTTAATGAAGAACACGCGAAAACGCTTGCCATGATTGTTGACGATGGAAATGCGTGCGCTGAAATGATTAAGAAGCTGACCGAGAATAACAAGGAATTGGAAAACACAATTAACACCTTGAAACTGAATGAAGCGGAAGAAATTGACATTATCAAAGGATTTGACGAACAGATTTCTAAGATTCCGAAATGCGCTGATTATACGCAGAATGCAGAATATGCCAAGTTAAAGGCTAAACAGGACAAGTTGCTTGCTGATATTGCAGAGTTAGAATCCAAGGGTGCAGATAAGGCAGTTGAGGACGCGAAAGCTGATAAAGCAAAATTAAAGAGTCAGCTTGATGAAGTAAATAAGATTATCGCACAGGCGGCTAACAACGTTATGATTGATGACCGAATCGAAACACTTAGAGACGAACAGAAAGAAATCGGGCAGAAAGTTGCAGACCAAGAGCAGATGCTTTACCTCTTGGAAGAGTTTATTCGTTTCAAGCTGAATAGGGTTTCTGAATCCATTAATAGTCATTTTAAGATAGTAAACTTCAAGCTCTTTGAAATGCAGTTAAATGGGGGCATGAAAGATTGCTGTGAGTGTACTGTAAATGGCGTTCCGTATTCGACTTTGAACAGTGGTCACAGAATTGTAGCCGGACTTGATATTATCCGCTCGTTAAGCGAATTGTACGGTGTGAGCGTGCCGATTTTTGTAGATAACGCCGAATCGCTGAATGAGTTCAATGTGCCGGATATGGATGAGCAGTTAATTCTTTTGAGCGTTTCCGAGGACAAACAGTTGAAAGTGGAGGGTGTGTAAATGAAAGAAGAATTATTGAAAATAGCATCGGAAAGTTTATCTTCGGATGAAGTAAGTGAAATTGTCAAAGAAAAATTTATGAATGCA